CCTGTTGTGGTCGTTGCTGTGAATACAAATTTCGCAGTATCACCCTTGCCCAAATCGTCTTCTGTTCCATCATTAGACCAGACAATATCTATTGAGCCATTGAAGTTCTTAACCTTATCCTTAGTTGCCCAAGCAGCATCATCTACGGAATCATTGGTTTTGCGTGTCACCTTCCACGATGCTACTCCGTTCGTCACATCTTTATCGCCTAACATTAGCTTGCAAGTAACGTTGTGTGTCTCGCCTATAGCAATTCCGCTATTGACTATATCCGTATAGAGGTATAGCTTTGGTGTATACACGTTGGTGGTAGCCTTCCAATATGGAGAATCCTCAGATGGTTCATCTGTTGTGGTCTGTCCTTCTGGAGAAATACAGAGCCATCTTGTGCCAAGCCATGTAACCTCATCATAGTAGCTGTATTCCGTACCTTCCTTCCAATCACCACGATAGACGGGAGTCCAAATCTTCTCTCCGTCAACGGTGGTTATGTGGTAGTACTTTGACACGATGTTTATGCCGTTGAATCCTACATCGAAGATTGATTTGCCTTTGAGGGAGTAGGAGTTGATACCTCGGTACATAGTGAACTTTGGTGCGGAATCTCCTTCGGTCTCCATCATCAGAAGGTGCTGTCGGCTTCTGTCGCTTCTGTTACCCATGAGCACGATAGTGTCACCAACAGCAGGGTTGTCCGAGCCTTCCATGCAATTATCCTTCGCTATCTGAATCCATGCGAACTTCTTTCCGTCGTAGAGTTCGTGACCTTCCGAATCCGTGATTGCCTCGTTCTCGGCTGATACCTTTGTGACAAGTCTCCAGTAATCTTTGTTGCTGACGTTCTCATAGACACCAGCCTTGATGTTGAACGTCTTGCACCTAACTTGGTCATCCACCTTGAATGAGTTGATAGTGGCGGTCGTTCCATCATCAGCGAGGAGATAGCATTTCCAGCCAATCAGCTCATTTGTTGTCTCGCTATATACTTCCTTGATATAGCTTATCTTGCCAGCAGCAGGTGAGAGGACGATGTTACCACCAACGTAGCTGAGTTCACGGATGAGCAACGTATTGAATATTGCCTTGCCCCAAACTATCAAGTCAGTGAGCAACATCTGATACTTACCATCGCTTCTCTGCTTTATTGCAAATCCGCTCTGCTCTGCTTCGTTAAAGTCGAGAGACTTCAAGAGATTCACCAAGACATTAGATAGAATAGCGTTACCACTTCCATCTATGCTAAACTCATTTGAGTGACCGAGGAAGAAACCCTGCAAGAACTTCTGCACCTTTTCCCAGGTAACTGTACCTTTTGCGATGTCATCGTTTATCTTTGAGATGAAGTGCTTGCTTCCCTCTGTCGCAACCTGATTCTTAACCTGTGTAGTTGTCAAGCCTGCACCAGTTCCGCCATTTCCGCTTTGAAGCGACGAAATCTGCTGCTGAATCTTTTGGATAGTTCCAACCTCCTTATCCTCGCGGAGAGTTATGTCGTAGGTAGGAATCTTGCCATCTTCTTCCTTGATCGTGAGCTGGTCGATAGAGATGATTCCTTCGATATTGAGGTCTGTATCATTGAAGTTCATCAGGTCGCCGGCCTTAAGCGTATCGTGGAGGCTCTTGATAACTCCGGTATCGTCTGCCTGCGCTTGGTCGTGCTGCCTTGCCATGAAAATCTCATCTACCTTCGGCTGATAGACGTACCTTGTATAGTCATTCTTGTCAATGAATGCTATGGCGTATTTGAGAAGCTTCAGAGATGCAGCATTGATATACGAATCAGGAAGTGTGATGCCGGTAAGAACGAAATGGTCTCCTTTCTTGATAGGGTAGTCCTTGTATGGAAACCAAAGCTCAAGAGCGTCGTCCTTGATTCGCTCGATAGTGAGCCTCCATCTCCCATCGACCTTGGTTGAGGATGCTACCTTGAACGTTCGACCACCACACATACCATCCTTCATCGAGATGGAGAAGTCGTCATCCTTTAAGTCGTTGATATCAAAGTCGATAGCCTTTTTAAGATAGATATCAACATTCTTTACGGTTTCATTATCGCCAAATCTTCCGTCATCATCAGGAGCCACACCCTCATCAATCTCATCAACACGTACGCCACCGATAACCATTTCTTCGATGGTAGGGTAGATTTCTACGACTCCATTCGTCTTATCATCGGTATCGAAGAACTGCGATGCCGAACGAAGACCAATCTGATCGATGTTGATGGAATCGATGTATGGCCTATGCGGGTCAGTAGAGAATCTGTGTTGTTTTCCGGTAGGGTTCACGTACTTCTTCTCCTCATCCGTGAGTGAATCATAGAAGTCACTCAGCGATACATGGGGAAATCCAGGCAGCATAAGCCTGTTGATTGACATATTGTTCGGGAGATTCTCTGCATATTCCTTCATGGACGAAGGAACATTTTTATTGTTGAGGCCGGATGTGATATACATCTTCGTGTTTCCTGCCTTAACCTGAGCGATGAAAGTGTTAAGGTTTTCCCTTGACTCTTCATCACCGCTATCTACCTGCGTTCCCTTGTATTCCGAATAGAATCTACACTTATTGGTATTGTATTTCTTTGTTACATAACCGGTAATCTCAGTCTTGAAATCAAATGTAACCTTAAGTACCCAACCGGAAGACTGCTCGCCAGTTTCTCCAGAAACAATATACTTTCTCGGATTCTTGAAATACGTCTCGATATAATCGATATCCAGTTCAAGCTCAACATTTGTGCTAGCTGTAACCACTTTCGTGATATTCGCCACGTACTTGACACCGAGGTCCGCATAGTAATGAGAAGGAAGGTTCTTCTCGGAACCATAGGCTCTTAGTCTTGTAACGACACTCTGGTCGGAATCAGCGTTCTGAACAATCTCATAGAGTCCATTGCCGAGTCCGTACTTAAAGATATGGTTTGCCTGTATTCCGGTAGTACCGACATAGATGTTTCTTCCTCTGACTATGAAGTTTATGTCCCACTTCTCGTTCACAAGCGCAAGGGCCTGCCAACAGGTCTGTGAATCCACTGTGATAGACATCGATTCGATGACGTTATCTCTTGTCCCTTCGCCGTACATTGACAGCCAGTCGCTCGCGAGGCATCCACGCTGCACGGAACGTTCCATGTTTCTAGAGTAAATCTTCCAAAGACCTGCACCAATCTGCTCATCGAGGTTCGCCTGGATCCTGTCTAGTAAATCATCCAAAGTCTGTACATAGAATGGGAATTTCGGTAGGGCAGTGTAGTGAAGCTCGTTATCGTTCAATACCACATCGAGGAACTCTGCCCTGGCAAGCTCGTCCTGCAATGCGTTGAACTTTACGCTGTCATACACGAAGCCCTCACCGTAGGTGTCAGGTCTTGCCTGCTTATCTTTGCCCGGCTCGTAGTTGAGCTCGAATCGCTCGCCACGATAGACAATATAGTCGCCTATCTGGAAGTTGATAGGCACTTCATGCTTGAAATTGATAGTCACGAAGCACTCACCCATCCAAGAATCGGAGTATTCCAATCCATGAACGGTTATCTGCTCTTCGTTAACGTCTGTCAGCTTCGAGCCATCCTTATGATAAATATTCCAAGCGCTCATCTGTATGCTATACTAAATTTGAAATATTGCCCTGTGTATCCTTAATCGGCTTAATATCAGTAACAGGGTCGTTAAACTTGAAAGTAATAGAGAGGACTAGCAAGTCCTCGTTATCCGGATCCCTATATAGGTTTGGATCAATATCCTTAAGTCTTACATGCTGTCTTCCGATTCTATTGAAGTCGCAATACATCTTCATCATGCCTGACTTGCGGATGTAATCAATAAAAGCCTTACATTTCTCGTTAGCGCCGAAAGCCTCGCCGTGGAACATAAACTTAACCTTATTCTCGTATGCTGCCATATAAAGTCCATCCTTTCCGATATATTCGTCATCACCATGCTCATCGTGCCACTCCCTTTTCGGTGGTTCCTTGACAGAATCACAAGGCTTGAACGGACTCTCGCTGACGTACATACCGAAGTCGGCGATGGAGTCCTTCACCTCGTTCCCATCGCCTTCCTTCTGCATGTATATCCTGAAATAATCTTTCATACCTTAAATCAACTTTTTATAATTGCAAATATACGAAAAATAGAATAAATATGCAAGAAATATTCAATTAAAAATGCATAAATATACAAGGGGGCACGAATATAGATCCGCGCCCCCGATTATTACTTCATCTTCAATGATTTTGTTCCGTTAAGAACTCTATTGAAGTTGTCGTTCAATTCAGAAACAGTAGCGTCAATCCTCTCGGCTGCATCAGCATTTCGTAACGTGTTACGAGCAATCGCATTAAGCTGCGACAACTGCGACTTCGCAATCTCGCTCATCTCCGGATAGTACTTAGCTTGTTCTGTTCTCATGACAGAGCAATCGAGCCTAATTGCGTTGAGGTATGAGGCAATCAAGTCTCCTGTCTCCTCCGTAATACTCTTAATGGAATTTCTAGAAGAAGAACTGCTATTATCTGACCATCCGTAAGTTTTCTTAAGGTAATCTCTCGTTGCCTCGATTTGCTTTGAGAGCTCATCTGCGCTGTTCTTTACGTCGGCATACTCGGCTCCTGTGTATTCTGAAATTACATTTCCGTTGGAATCCTTAATCTTGTCACCATTATCTGCGTACCCCTGAGTCTTCTTCAAAAGAGCCTTAATCTTGTCTCCATATTTATTCTCAATCATTGAGTTCAAGATGGTCTTCTTCAGATTTTCCTCGAAATGGTCAACGAGATTGTCTGACGTGTTTTCCATCGTAGCCATAGCATCTCCCCAAGAAGACACTAGGTCGGAGAACTTGTTGCCGGTAAGCTTCTCTGTAAGAGCCTCAATCATGTCATCAGCCTTCTCTCCGTACTGAATGAGCTTTTCCAGGTAATCCCTGAACTCAGAGTCCATACTAGCCCAAAGACCGGTATAATCCTTTTTTATCTTTGAAAGAGTATCGGCGTCCATATTGAGCATATCCTCCATTCCATTGAACTGAACTCCGTACTTTGAAGAAATTTCTCCTGCTACATCACGCCAATTCTGACCATTGTACTTGTACGAACCCTTCCACATTCGATACCAAATAGAATGAGATCCGGCAGAAGCACCAGAATTGAGCCTCTTCTGGGCGATAACCTTGGTCTGCTCAATCTCCGCCTTAAGCATTTCCTGAGCTTCCTTGGATGCCTCTGTAGCCTCTGTACCCCAATGAATGTTCATGTACTCAGTCTTCTTGGAGATGAGAGAATCCCAAATTGAGGTCAGGTTGTCGTACTCAGCCTTCGCCTTGTTGTAGCTGCTGTAGTCTGCACCGAACGCCTTGATGAGCGAGCCGCCAATGCTCAACGCTGCGGAAGCGGCTGCTGCGTATGGACCAGCACCTTTGAGGAACCCGAGACCCTCCATTTTGCCGAGGGTATCAAAAGCCCCGGCTGTACTTGCTGCCGAAGAGAATGCGCCTGATGCTCCACCTACAATTTGACCAAGGATTGAATCCTCTTCACCCATAGCCTTGAACAGATTGATTACCGGGTCAAGAACCGTATTGAGCGCCTGCATCTTTGTCGCAAGTTCAGAGATGGCCTTAGACGAGTCGGCGTATGCTGACTGCTGATCATTCTTCAGACTCGCCTTGGTTCTTACGCCGCCAGCTATTCCAAGTCTCGAAGCATCCTCCTTGCTGATGAATATCTTCGCAGTATCGTCCATACCGCCAAGACGCTCATTTATGAACTTTCCGATAGCCTTACCGCGATTCACCCCTCCGAAGATGAAGCCGAACGGGTTTCTGCTAATCTGCTCATTTCTGAGCTTATCCAAAGCGTCCCTCAACTGTTTGATAGATTCTACAGACAAACCGGTAGTCATTGAGAACTGGTCAATCTTCTCAATCATTGAGTCTATTGTAGCGGAAGCCACCCTGTCAAGGTCATCAAAGATAGAAATCCAGTCAGACTCCTGCTTGAACTGATCGAACTGAAGCTTTGCCACATTCTCGTTGTGAGTCTTTGTGGCTCCTGCCTTGGCTCTGTCTCTCATCTGTGGGTCTTCGATACCCTTGATGAGTTCAAGCTGTCTCTCGTATTTACGGTTTTCATCCTCAATCTGTTGGGCGATGGTTGCATTCTTTTCAATAAGACTAGTCATCAGGTCGATGGTCTCCTTCTTGATCTTGTTGTTCTCGTCTTCCAGTTTCTTGCGGATATCGTAAACACGAGTCTCATCGCCATATTTATCCTTGACATTTTCAAGACTCATTCCCTTAACCTCGTCCGTAGTCAAGTTAAGGCCGGACTGAACGTTGTCGTGCTTTACCGCAATATCGAGCTGCTCCTCCAGGAACCTCTTGTATGTATCAAACTGGACAGTTCCTCCGAAAGCTATGTTTTCTGAACCCTTCTTGTTTCCTGTCAGCTCATATATCTTCTTGTATGTCTCATACTGCTCAGATATAGTATCAAGTTGCTTATTGAGTACATTCAGTTCGTCTCTGCGCTGGTCTTCGAGAAGTTTTCGGTTTTCAGTTTGAATGCCAGCCTTCTCGTTTGCAGCATAGTCCAATCTCTCCCTTGTTGAGGCCGGGAGAGTCTTCAAGAGTTCTTTAATAGAGGTCTCATAATTGGTGTAGTCGGAGATAGGGAATCTCTTTTTATCATTGAATATAGTCTCAAACTCTCCGTCATTAGCAAGCTGACCAAGAGCACCTTCTCCATAAAGCTCCTTAAACTTCTTGATTTCAGCATACATCTTCTTGTATAAGTCGATGCGCTTCCTCAAATCTTCAAGAGCCTTATCTGTCTGCGCGCCTGTTGACCTACTGCCACCGGTTTTCTTGTTTTTCTTCTTGTCGTCACCAGTAAACCATTCGCCCCAGTTATCATGATAAGCCTGCATCTTAAGTTCGTACTCCTTCTGCTTCTGTGTAAACTCATCGAGAGAAAGATTGCCCAGCGCAAGCATCTTCTTTCTGGTGTTGAGTTCCTTTTTTGCAGCAGTAATGTCCGACTCTGCGTTGCTCTTTGCTTTATCGTAGTCGTATCCGGCATCCTTTCCCCAGCTCTTGACGTACTTGTTCTTCTCATGGTAGTCGTAACCACTACCCTTGAGATTCTTTTCGAGCTGCTGAGTGAGATCCGAGTCATCGTTCCTGAATACGAGATGAATGACAGCCTCGAATCTATCAGCCGCAAGCATTCGCTTCAATGCGTCTGATGCAAAAGGATAGTCTTTCTGAACCTGAGCCGCAGCATCCTTCATCATGTTTGAAACCTGTACCTTCTCTGCATCTGTCAATTCCTGGTTGTTGCGAATCTTGTCACCAATCCAGGGAAACGAAGTGTTTACTGCGTTATCGAGAGCATCCTTGAATTTGTTCTCGTAGAAGCCAGTTTCAACACCCATCGCATTAAGAACGTCAGCACGGAACTGATCAGAAACATCCTGGTTCCATCCCTGCTTTGCAAAGAATGACGAAAGAATCTGGTTAGCCTTACCCTGCAACTTCGGGCTGTTGCTAATATCTCCAAGCTCATCAATGAGATAATCGCGCATGGCTTTCACCTCATCCTTATACTTTTCCTCCCAGGAGTTGAAGCTAGCGAAGTCGGATTGGGTGGCATTAATCATATTCGCCTTTGCGGATGCTGAAGAGTATGCTTCTGCTATCTCCTTTGCAGAAGACAGTTTCTCGTCGAATCCCTTGTATGTACCCTCGTCCGAAAGAGATTTCTGAGTACTCTCCTCAACCTGCTTGAGAAGAATGAGCTGTTCTTTGAGATACTTAAGTCTGTCCTCATTCGATTTCTTTTCAAGAAGGCTCATAGTGAAAGCATTCTCCTTTTCTGGAGCAATCTCCTTAAGCTTTTCCTTATATGCGTCAATGAGGTTTTCTATCTCTTTCTCATCGCCGTCCTTAATGGCTTTATCTGCATCGTTATCGCGAAGGAACTCGCCAATCTGAGTGTACCTGTCTTTCAGTTCGTCAGCCGTAGTCTCCATATCCTGTTTCAACTGCTGATGCTTCTCCCAGTAGTATGCAAAGATTGCAGATCCGGCAGATATAGCTATTCCTGGAAGACCACCAAGAAAACCGATGATAGAACTGAATCCGGACTTCAAGCCTCCGAGGAGCAAACCTCCTGCTGCTCCCCATTTACTAGGGCTAGCCAATCCCTTCAGTACTCCACCAAGGGAGATTCTGTTTACCTGACCCTCCTGTTTGGTGAGAGCCATACCTTGCTTGTACATCTCCTTGGTTATCTGACCGGTAACATACAATCGCCTGAGCTCGGCTTTTGTTATCGCATTCGCCTTCGCGAGTGCCTGAATATCCTGAATCCGAATCTGATTTTTGTACAGAAGAATCTGTTTCTCCACAGGAGTTATTTTCTCTCCACGCAAAAGCTTAAGTTCTGCTTCTTTCGCAATATTCCCCTTTGAGTTCAGTATCCTCTTTCCTATGCCGCCTTCCAGGGTCTTAACTCCACGCATAAGGGCTGGACCTGCGAATGCCGCAACCATAGCAGGACCCAAGACGTGAATCTGCTGCACGAGATTGGTGACAACATCAAGTATGCCCTTGAAGGTTCCACCTATAACATTCTTACCGTTAGCAAAGTCGGCAAGCATGATTTCCCAGGCATCCTTCAGTTTGTTGTAGCGTCCGAGCAGAGTTTCACTCAGAACCTGCTGCATATTATAGAACTGACCACCTGCATCAGTCATCTGCCAGAAGATAGACTTCACATCATCAAAACTTACGTCTCTGCTTGATATACGAGTCTTAATCTCTGATGTAGAGACATTTCGACCCTCTTGCTTAGAGTAGAACTCAGATAACTTTTCAAGCAGAGGAATACCTGCATAAGCAATCTGGCGGAGTTCCTTACCATCGAGCCAGCCACGAGCCTGAACCTGACCAAATGCCAATGCAATACGGTCAAAGCTAACACCAAGACCGGAAGACATATCAGCAAGCCTCTTGGTTGTATCGTAAAGCTGGTCGTATTCTACGCCATACGCAGCCAACTGCTTAACATCTCGGTTCAATTCAGAGAATGTAAATGGCGAATTAAGAGCGAGTTCCTTAATCTGATTGAACATTGTATTCGCATTCTGCATATCGCCAAGGATTGACTGGAGAGCAATATGCTGCTTCTCCATCTCACCACCAGTAGTGATGATGCTCATAGCGAACTGCTGTGCGCCGAACACAAGACCTCCCTGCAAGAAAAGTGACTTCAAATCCTGCACGGTTGAATTCAGCTTTCCTGCATGACTGTTGGCTCTCTCGAAGCCGCGGACCAAATCAGACTGAACCTTTGCAGCCGTCTGAGCAATCTCCTGCTGACGCTTCTGCTCCAGCTCAATGCCTCTTTGAACCTCTCGGTTTACTGCTTTCTGATCTTGAAGGACTCTCGAAGCCAATGTGGTATCGTGGCCACTACCAATATTACCAAGCAAACCGAGGCTATCCTTCCAGTTTTCTGAATTAAGTCTTCCCTTAATATTTATAAGGGCTCTCATTAAAGAAAGAAGTCTGTTAATCTCGGCTTCAGCCTTGCTCACATCTGCACCGATAGAGATGCCCCTGCTGTATTCCGAGCGAAGCTGGCGAACCTTATTTCCGAGAGAATCATACCGACGCTCCGTGTTCTTCAAATCATTCTGGCGTTGCCTCTCTGCCTCTTTTGCCTCGCGTGCTGCGTCCTTTATAACCTTTGCATAAGTATTTGCTTTATCTATAGCATTAAGATACCCGGAACTCTTTACGACATCAGTTGCTGTGAGTCCTGTGATAGGATGAATACCTCTGTTATTCCTGATCTGTTCTAACTCAGTTCTGTATTTAGACAGCTCTGACAACGACTGACGTATGTTGTTCGTTGAATCGACTCCAAACATCTGTATGCCTTCACCATGGCGTTTGTTGATTTCGTCAATAATAGAAGATAACTTATAAAGTTCTCTCTCTGCCCTGTTTGCCTCAGTTGCAACGCTGTTAGGGAATATGTTGAATCCAGCACCCTCCTTAGACACCTCTCCGAGTATGCGACCTATTTTATACAACCCGTCCTGGACAGACTCCAACTGCTGGAGTTTTTTCGGACTAAAGAAATCTTCGCTTGAAAATACACCAATGTTACGACGTAATTCTTTAACGAAGTTGTTTAGCTTTTCAAAACTACGACCTCCCTTATCTCCAATACCTTTTGTTGCTTCGGATATTGCTTCCAAAGCATTCTGTGCCTGCTTACCAGTAGCATCAATCTTGTTTAATTCTTTGGTAATCTTTTTGGTTTCCTCTTCAATTCTCGATTTAAGAGTGAGCGAGAAACTGAGGTCTCCCATATTTCCACCTGCCATATCCTGAATATTTTAAAATTAGAGTTTATTGTTTAAGTAATCAGCAAGATTTATTTTCTCGCCGACAAGACTTCCTTCTTTCTTCTTTTTCTCCATCCACCTGTCGTAGAGGTCATCCATCTCCTTCTTGGTATGCTTCTTCGGACCGCCTTCCTTCTTGGCCTTCGGATAGACGACAAGAGGCTGGTCAGCAACCATAAGGTCAATCTGTGCCGATGAATAGCCCCACCAGTAGTCGTAGGCTGCAATGAAGTACTTGCGCTGAAAGAGGAAACCGAACTTCTCCGCTAGTGAGAAGGCTGCTCCCCAGCTTGTTCTGCTTGGATAGCTTCTACTTCGCTCCTCGTCATCGTCATCATCACGTCCGTCATCCCGGTCGCTAATATGGTAGCCAGTGAGAATGCGTTCGATGGAATTTTTTTTTTAGAAACATCGAGGACCATCAGCACCTCGGCCACGTCCACATCCTTGATGTAGTAGAGCCAGCGCCAGTAGATCCAATACAGGAATCGAATCTTCCAGATGTTGTTGAGGAGAATGCAGACACAAATCTTGACGTTGCGTTTCCATTCATTCTTCTCCTTTGCCCTGATGTGGGAACACTTGCTCATGGTTCCCTTGCGAAGCCAGCCGAGCTTGTGCTTCTTTCCTCTGAACACGAACTCGGTAGGCTCGTCGTGCAGCACGCTGTCTAGCAACTCCTGCAAATCCACCGAAGGCTGCTCTATTTTCTTTTCTTCTGCCATGATTGTATGCTATTAAATGAAGTAGGGCGGCACGGCTGTTGATTAGCCTGCCGCCCTACGGTTTGTTATCCTGAATATAATTACCTAAAGAAGCTTTTTTCTCTTGATTAACCGCCAATGCCTGTTCCCACACCAACTGGAGCCTTAGTAAGCCAAGCGATGCTACGCTTACCTGCACCCTCGATAGAACCAGAGAACTTGAACGCAACAGGCTCAGTACCAGAGTTATCCCACTGCAAGGTAGCGTAGAGAGCGATGTTGGTGATAACCATGAGGTTTTCCTTCTCATCGTCAACGATAACGATAGTACCCTTGATCTTGAACTTCTTAGGCTCAACAGCGATACCTGTAAAGCCGGTAGAAGCGTCGAGGGTGGCGTCACCTGTACCCTTCAGTGTAACCTTGGTTAGCTCTGTGATTGCATCCTCGCCGAACATAATTTTCAGCAGGTCCTTTGCCTTTGACGGAACAACGAACTCTACATTGAAGTCGCCGAGCTCTGCTGTAGTTGCCCAGTCGCCTGCAAGACCGATAACCTTGTAGTGGTTGATGGTTGGGTCATCCATAGTCGCCTTCAGCGAGTCAACGGTAACCGGAAGCTCAACATCTGGGGTGATGTCAACTGTAGCCTTGTTCAAATCGGTAATAGCCTTTGAGTAGAGCAGAGTTTTAGGACCATTGAAAATGTCCTTCATCTTGTCAATAGTTGTCATAGCCATAATCTAAAATATTTTAAATTGTTATACCTGAATACTTATTTAGTACGTAACCTTCCTTGTATGATCGTCACGGAAAAACCTGCTCCGTCGTCTGTCTGTAGTGTTATACGAGGATTTGAAACAATGAGATTTTTTGTGGAGATTGGAAATCTGTCCATAATCTCCTGGACTTTCTCGTCAACGCTAGATACATCAAGTGTGTGCGGGTTGCTTGCCGAATTCTTATCGCGCACATACAATTCGATTTGAGCTATAGTGGTGAAATCATTGTAAACTCCACTTGAGTTCATCTCGTTATTGTAGATACTAGATGGAAAGTATACCACGATGTAGCTGTTGATTTTCGTATCAACTGCTTTTGGTCGGCTCCGGGAGTAGAGCTTGTCGCAAATCCCCTTCATTGCATTACCGACATCGAAATATAGAGTCTTAATACTAACCATATCTTACATCGATCTAAAGTATCTAACCAAATATTCTCTGAGAGAGGTAATTACGTCGTGACCTCTCTTTACCTCGACAAACTTAGCGTAATCCACGCCGGCAACTAGAAGCATCTGCCATGTAGCATCGTACTTTCCTTTGTTGTGTTCCCTTGAAACAAGTTCATCCCACGCAGCGTTCGGACCATATTCGCCACCTTCTCCATATTCACCCTTGAAAGGTCTCCGTCCGCTGTCTTTGAAGGAGAACGAACTGCGATAATACTTTTCGAGGTTGTATCTCTCTCCAGCAGCAAGGGTTACTCGGGTTGGCTCTGGACCAGGAGCATAATGAATTGACTGCAATGAGCCGTTGTAATATGTACCGATGGCGGTTGACTTGTACAAGTTACCGGTTACGTCATCATAGTTGCGAGACTTGTCGGCAGCCTTCATTGTCATTTCAGCCGCATGATCCATCTTCTGCTGCATCTTTTCTACAGCCATCTGACGGATTTTCTTCTCGACCTGTAAAAACTGACCTGATAAACTTGTCATAATCTAAACCCTTGTCAAACTCCAATACACAACAGTCCTGTTATTATCCGGCTCGCAGTCCTTAACCATACCTACCTCGGTGTTGTTGCCGACAGTGGAGTAGATGGTGTCGCCATCAAGAGGACATCTGTCAGCATCCCATTCGTCATATCTGACCGGAATCGATGCCTTCCTCTTATTCTGGTCGACGTTCTTGTCTCCCTCTGTAGTGGTATCTGTGTAGCTGCGGCCTTCGCCATAGTAGAGAATGATTTCCTTGTCCTCACCAACTGGAGCATCATCATCGGCAAACGGGTCATCAGGGTCGGCTTTTCCGACGACCTTCCTCACGATCTTGATGATGTGAGGGTATCTTGGGTTTCTGATGTTTTCCTTTTCCATACGCCTTATTTGATGATGTGAGGGAGAGGTTCTCCCCAAGGAGAATAATTCGCCCTCTTTACTCCGTGGGAGGTCACCCGGAAGGTGGACTTCTTCTTGAGCATCGAATCAGGCTCCAGCTCTGCATAGATAGCGTTAGCCTCTGCCTTCATCTCGCTCCTGTCGTTGTCCGACATATCATAGCCACCTCCCGAATGAGTCCATCCGTTATCGGAATCGGAGGTGTTGTTCACCTTGCTCGGACCAAGAACAAACCATTTCAGCATGTCGGCATAGGCAAGCCTTACCTTGTCCTTGTCGCAGGCTTCGAGGTCGATGCCATTTTCAAGCTCCCTGTCGTGCATGATGCCTAACAGAGCCTTTATCGGCATCTCGAACTTCACCTTATTGATAAGGTAGTCGTTCACAGTGTAAATGTTCATCTCCGAATCCATAGTCATACAATCTAGTTACGTTAATAGTTCCAAGACCGGAATTAATCAGTCTTGGTAATGTCCATAATGCAATGGTCTGGGAAGTCGATGAGAGCTGGGCAAGCAGAGAACATGATGTCTGTGTGCCACTCCATGTACTTACCGTTAGGAACTACTGAGTTCATGAGCAGACCGAGACCATCGTTAGTTGTACCGAACACGGTAGAGATAGCCTTGTTACCAGCATACTCAATCAACTTACGATCGAGACTGTCTGTGCGCTCGAACTCACAAGCATCACCGGCAGGACGGAGAATAACGATGTTGTCAGACCAACCCTGCTTGTACTCATCGGTTGTATGAGTAAGGTTGCGCTCCTTCTCGGTCACGATCTCGATAGGAGATACACCCTCGAAGTCAACGAATGCCTGGATGAACTGTTCCTTGCTGATAGGCATTGTCTTGGTAGAGGCAATGTAGTTCAGCTGGCGGTAATTGGTAACAAGCTCGCGAACCTCTGCGTTCTTCAAGAATACATTGTAGAATGTATTGCGAGTCATCTGCCACTTCAGAGCGCCGTCGAAACCGCCTCGGGTCTCACGATACTTAGCCTCCTTCTCCTTCATGTAGGTAAGGATGGTAGCAGCAGGGTCAGCCCACTTCTTAGCACCACCATTGATGAAGTTGTCGCCATACTCGATAGGGTCGATAGCCTTGTGTAGTGGAGTGGAGATACCACGACCAATGCCGGAATAGTCAATCTTACCGGTAGACATCAACTGAGCGGTCATAAAGTTCATTGTCGCATCAACAGAGTCGATACGGGTCTGAACCTCATCACACCAGTCTGCCAAGATATCGGCATCGTTACCGAATTCCTCGAACTGCTTGATGCGTGCGTAACGCTCAACTGCGGTCTCAACGTAACCAGGAGTGATGAAGTCAGGGATAGAAGCGGTGTACCACTTGTGTCCATTCTTATCCATCTGGTTAGAATCGCCGAGAGGAGCACGGAGGTCAGCCATAGGAGCTGCCTTCAGCTTACGAGCCTTAACGTTGAATGTTGCCAAGCCATAGTTGTCGGTAGTTGTCAGGAACGAAGCGTTGTGTCCCTGTGTCTTGTACCAACCGTAGTTAGTGAAGAAGATTTCCTTTTTATCAAGGAAACTCTGCAAATATGCCGTGTTCTCCTGAGAACCGAAGAACTTGGCAAGTCGCGAATTATTAAAATCAAATTTTGCCATAATCCTGAATCAATCTTTAAGGTTAATAATTAGAGATGGAACCATCCGTTAACGCGACTCTTGTTGAGAGCCTTGATTGCAGGAGGGATTGGAGACATCCTGTCGATGTACATAACGGTGTCGTCGTTAGCAAGGAATGGAGTAAGCAAGTAGCGAGAACCATCCTCGAAATCGTCACCAGGAGTGAACAGGAAGTCGTAGTCGCACTGAGCATAACCGTTAGGGTTGGTTACCATAGGCTTCTGGGCGTCGCCGGCAGCTGCTGCCTCAACGAGTATCGCATCCTTCGCTACAACACCGAGTGTTGCTGACAAAGTAAGCTTCCATACGTCTGCGCCAGCCTCGGTTGTCTTCTCAACACCAGTAACCGTAACTGCTGTGCCTGTGCCATCGAGAGCGTCAGGAGCTACCATGATATTGTCTCCAATGAATGGAATGTGCTTATAGCCATCACGTACAATAAGGAGAGTTGTGTCAGTAGCACCGGTCTTCTTTGCACACTGGTAAGACTTAAGAATCTTAACAGTTGCGCCTGCGTTGCCATAGATGCCAGGATCATACTCCAGGAAGTCACCGGCGTAAATCTTTGCAGGACCCTTGAAAGGGTTGAGCAACTTACCACCAGTTGTAGGAGTACGGAAAGCATCCTTTGCGGCGCCAATCAACTTGACGAATACATAGCGGATACCGCCGATTTCGCCACGAGCCTGGATGAGGGAACGACCTGGCAAGAAGCCGCTACCATTCATCCTTTCACTGTAATAAGGAGAAACTGTTCCCATAATCAATAAATAAATTTGTTATCCTGAATACTAATTGTTATTCGTCCTTTGGCTTGTGTCGAGATCTGATAGCTGCAACGTCATCGAACTCGTGTTCGTCTACTGTTCCGGTTCCTCCGGCTCCGCCACCTCCGCTTCGAGGCTTGGTATCTGGATTGATACCAGCTTCCTTGAGGTCAGCATTGTAAAGAACCTCTGCCTTACCGACAAGATCCTTAATGTCTGCTTCACCATCAGGAATCTCAAGCTTATCCAAAGCTGTCTTAACGAAAAACGAATTCAAAGGAATGTTGGCTTTCTCAAACTTAGCCTTAAGACCTTCCTTAATGGAGTTCACCAACGCCTTCTTTGCGTCAGCTGCTTCCTTCTGCTCTCGCGCCTCACGCTCCTTCTTGACTTCGCCAATGAGCTTTTTTGCCCACTCAGGCATATCCTCTTCGTTAGGAATTTCGTCTTTTTCCGGCTCTTCCTCGTCAAGCTCAGTTTCCTTTGCCTTCTGACGTTCTTTCGCCTTCTTCTTGTATTCCTTAACCTGCTGAGAAACGTCAGAATGGAGATTGCCGTCCATGCGTTTCAAGCGATTTGTAACCTTGGTTACCAACTTGGCGTTTGCAGCTTCGTCTTCACCAAAATCTTCGAGTACATCATCAAGTTCTTCATTGATGGTTTTCTCGCTAATTGTCAACTTGGTACTACCGAGTTCCTTGTTGACCAATGCTAAGAGTTCTTCTCTTGTCATGTTGTTTTTTGATTAAAAATGTTATCCTGAAGCGGTTCTTCCACCTCAAAAAATGTATAAATATACCTTTTATTTTGCAAATATATGAATAAATATGCAATTATCCAAGAAAAATTGTATATTTTTGCAGTATTAAATGAATATTTATGCAAAATGAAGTATTTTCAGGATTAAAATTGGATAACGGAGAGCCTATTTATACTCAAGAGTATATCCAATCATTAAGAGACGCCGATAAGAAGCATCCCGACAAGTTGAAGATCATAGCTCAGCGTGGCGGTCAGGAGCGCATGCTGTCTATTGATGCTGATATTAAGATAGTTGGCGGCTCGCGAGGTGGACCTCTGGATGAAGACACGAGAGTGTTAACAACTAGAGGATTCATTAAAATCAAGCATCTTAAATATGGCGACACCGTAATAGGACATGACGGTAAGGGACATAGAGTATTAGGTCGAATCGATTATCCTGATAGAGATTGCTACGAAATTCAACTATCTGACGGATCGAGTGTAGTATGCTCGGATGACCATATCTGGAATGTATCTATCGATGGCGACAGGAGATTTATGCCACATCTTGCCTGTGAGATAGCTAGTTACATCAACGAAGGCTACGATATCACTATTCCCTGCGTAAAACCTGTAGAGTTTGATGAAAAGTTCGGACTAGCCTCTGTCGCTGAGAGAACTGAGTCTTTAAGACGTATCATCGAAACATCGGGTAGATTTTCCGGAAAATACTGGAAGAAGACTTTCAAGACAAGAAAGAAAGCATTCGATTTCAAGTATCTGGTTGATAGTCTCGGTTCTGTTTGCTACGTAAAAAGGAAGTCAAACAAGAAATGGGAGGTTCGATTCGATTACAGAAAGAAGGAATTAGAGAGGAGGATTGTCAGCTGTAAGCCGGTCGGCAAGCGAAACTGCTGTTGCATCGCCGTTGAAAATCCGGACTCACTATTCGTTGTCGAGGACTTTATCGTCACTCACAACTCCAAGTCCTTCTCTTCCCTTATGGAAGTTCTGAAGGATATCAAAAATCCAGATTTCCATGCAACAATTCTTCGTAACGAAAAAGACGACTTGCAGTCTTTGGTGACAGACTCTTACAAATTGTTCTCCCAATTTGGAACTTACAATAAGTCACAGAACGATATGACCTGGAACTTCGACAACGGAGGATGGCTCAAATTCTCGTACTACGCAGGAGCCTATCAGGATTTCAAGACACGATTCCAGGGGCGCCAGTATGCCTATGTCTGCATCGATGAGGGTACTCAGTGTCCATACAAGAAGTTCAAGTACCTATTGACCAACAACCGAAACGCAGCTCACATACGAAACCGATTCTGGATTACCTGTAACCCTGACCCGGAATCATGGGTGCGAAAGTTCATCGACTGGTGGGTTGATGAGAATGGATACATAATACCGGAGCGAGATGGAGTTATCCGCTACTGCTTCATGGATGGTGATACGCCTGACTCAATCTACTGGGGTAACACGAGAGAAGAGGTATACGAACAGTGCAAGGGCATCATTGATAGCCTTTGGAAGGACAGCTACGAGGAACTTGGATACACAAAGCTCGAAATGTTCATCAAGTCTGCGACATTCATCCGTGCAGATGTATCAGAGAATATCAAGCTTATCTCCACCGATGCTTCATATATCGCCAACCTTGCCCAGCAGGATGAGGAACAGCGTATGCGAGACCTTGAAGCCAACTGGAATTGGAAAGCTGCCGGAGATGACATGGTCAAAATGGAAGACCTTGAAGAAATATTCGATAACTCCGAACAGACAGGAGACGGAAAGCGCAGAGCTTCTGCCGATGTCGCATTCACCGGCGGCGATAACTTCGTGATGTGGCTCTGGGAAGGATGGCACTGCAAAGATTTGGTTGTTCTGAGGCTGGACCCTAAGACGCTCGTTTCTGTAGTTGAGGCCAAGCTGAGAGAGTGGGGCGTTGAGGAATGCAACTTCACTTACGATATGCAGGGCATCGGCCAGTACTTCAAGGGATTCTTCAAGGATGCCGTCCCATTCAACAACCAGGCAGCACCTATTCCACAGAGTCATCAAGAAGAAGAGGGTATCAAATACCTATACAAGGACTTGAAGTCTCAGTGCGCATGGCTGTTCTACAAGATGATAAAAGAGAAGCAGATTTCCATCGACTCGTCCCTGCTCGAAAGAAAATATTCAGGAAACGGATTCGACAAGGTTCCCCTCAGACAGATTCTTCAGAAGGAGCGCAAGATGCTCCGACGTGATGAGAATAGCGACGATAGGGGATTCAGGCTATTGCCTAAGAAGATTGCCAAGAAGTATGTCGGCCACTCGCCTGACTTCTTTGAGTCTTGGTTCTACGTAATGATATTCAGTTTAACAAAAAAGAAACATAAAAAGGTAAAAGGATTATGGAGAATTTAAATTTTAGAGAAATACTCGTAAAGAAGCCATTCTACGAGCTTAAGCCTGACGGATACATGAGTCATGGCACTTTCTCCGACAAGGTTGGTGATAGGAGTATGCAGAATATGCCTTACGACCCTTGTGTATGGAGAGTAAAAACCCAGTCCGACTTCCTTCGTGAGTACTTCACAAGCGGACACAGAATCTGGGACAAGAATGCGTATCCGGATATAATCAAGGAGAATCCTGATTGGGACCCGGAAGATCCTTCTACCGGCAATCATTATTACTTGCAGCCTATTACAAGATGCGCATTTGCTTTCCAACAGGTTATCGCAACAAAACACACCTTGCACCTAACCGGAAACGATATTCAGTTCGAGCTTGCAGACAGCACAGATGAGCTTGAAGAGGAAGAGGAATCCCAGAAGAACCTCAATGTCTTCAAGAAGGGATGGCTTATGCACAATATGGAGATTGCGTTCTTTGAAGCGGTAAGCTCTTACATGATCGTTGCAGAAACCGCCGCAGTCGGCTATATCGACAAAGGAAAGTTCGGAGTTAAGGTTCTGTCATTCAAGAATGGCGACTACCTTTATCCTCATTATGATTCAATAACCGGAGAACTCTCTGTGTTCGCCCGCAAGTATTACGACTTGGATGAAGACGGAAACGCTCAGATTGAGTGGGTTGAGGTCTGGGATGATACCTATTATTATAGGTTCAGAAATGATGTTGGTAAAAAGAGCGTAACTAAGAAGGCAGCGAACCTCATTAAGGGATTGTTCGGAATGAACGGATATGCTCTTGCCGAAAAGAAAGAACATCACTTCAATTCAATACCTGTTGCATATATCCGAAATGACGAGGGACCATGCTGGTCCAATGTTCAGAAAAACATTGAAGATTACGAGGAAGCATTCTCATACCTTTGCGAGAACAATAAGGCATACGCTTTCCCTGTATTCTACGTAAAGGGTGATGGCGAAGAGATTACCATTTCTGGCGACGACATGACTGGAGCTGCCAAGGTTATCGCTATGAATAGCAAGGATAACGATGCGGGATTCCTCAATGGAACCGATGCATCAGAAGCTTTTGCGACCCAGCTCAACAAGTCGTACGACCTCATCTATGAGCTGTCATTTACCGTAAAACCTCCCGAGCTGAAGTCAGGAGACCTCCCTGGTGTAGCCATCAAGCTTCTTTATTCTCCTGCATTAGAGGTAGCCATGAATGATTCTCAGAAGTTGCAGCCATTCCTTGATAAGCTGGTAGAAATTGCCAAGTTTGGAATCGGTCACGAAAACAATGCGACGGCTTCTATTGTTGGTCTCGATATCAATGCATGGATAGAGCCTTATACTCATCAGAATAAAACTGAACTTCTTACAAATCTTGCAACTGCCGTTCAGAATGGATTCCTCTCGAAGCAGACTGCATCAGAGCGTTGCCCAGACTTCCCTAAGAATGCCGAATGGGAGCGCATCTTACGAGAAAAGAAGGAAGAGGATCAGCAGGACCTCCTCATGGATATCCAGCGTGCGGATAATGAGACAGAGAATGCTATCGAGGAGGAGAGGGCTACTGCGCGAATCAATAAACAGCAGGGTGGTAACGACATAAACACCGGCGGTGGCCGCAAGGCAGGTAGGCCAAACCGCAGTGGCAAGAAATGGGACAAGAATCACAACAATGACGTGGACGACAAGGATAATTGGAAGCACTACAACCAAACCCATTAATAGCCTATGGATGAATTAAAACGTTCTGTCGATTACAGCAGGAAGCGTTTGCAGGCAATCCGAAACTGCGAGTCCCATGTTTCAGATATTCTATGGAAATCAACGCAGAAGATAGTTACCGCAAGTAAGCGATACAGAGGTGCGGGCAGGCTCACAAACGAGTCAGCCCTGCTCTCTTACGCCAAGAACGTTACTGCTGATGCAGAGGAGAGTATCAACAGTTACATCTCTGCTTACTCCAAGGCTTCATGCAAGATTCTCGGGATTGATAGCGAGAATATAGAATCGTTTCTCGTCAGCGATATCTATGGAAAGACGACATCCGAAAGAAACGCCGTCTATCTCGGAAACTTTGCGGAAGATATTGTAAGGATGATCAAGGCAGGAACCTTGATGGGATATTCAGACCAGCAGCTCCTATCCTCCATCCGAACCGGCTACAAGGACCCATATCACACATCAGTCATCACCAAAGCGAAGAGAAAGGATATCAACATCGATGTTCCTTCTTACGGAAAGGGCTACTACAAGAACGCCTATCAGAATATCGTAAGAAACGCTTCTCAGGTGATTGCTTTAGCGTGGGGACAGGCAGAGCAGGAATATGGGCAGGAGAACAAAGCTATCGGGTTTTACGTCAAGAGAGGAAGTAGCTATTACTGCGAGCTTTGCCAAAGCGAAGCTGACGCAGGCCTTCATTCTTTCAAAGACCCATACCCTCCGTATCACCCTAATTGTCAATGTGTAACAATATTTGCATTCAAGGATAATAAAAAGAAATAAGATTATGATTGAAGAAACAAAAGGATACACGTTATCCGTCGATACGTACAAAAAGGCGAAGGCTCTCGGTATGAAAGACCCTCGCTATTACATCTATGCAAGTCTCCGTGGCTCAGGTATGCCAATGAGGGATTGTTGGGCGATTTCCTTCCAGGGAGAAGGATTCAACTGGACAAAAGACGTTCTGGAACGGGAGATGAACAAGCTAGAGTCTTTAGAGTCTGTTCAGAAGAGAATCGCAGAGGTGCAGGGCAAGAAAATTGAAAATGAGCATAGTGAGGACCTGTCTCCTGAACAGCTTGCAAAGGCTACGTCAAAGGAACAGATTCTCAAAGACCTCGTTATCGCTCGCTCGAAGCTCAAGAGTTCGTCTTGCAAAGAATGGGCTGACTACACAAAGATGATTGGAGACTTTGCCAAAATTAAGCAGGATGAGCTTCAGACGGAAGATACGACTTGCCATTTTTACCTCCCAATAAATTATCCAACCGGCAAGAATGACTGCTTGTTATTCAAAAATGGACTCTGTAAGGGTGGAAAATAGTTAAATTCGTGTTAAAGTAACTTTGTTTTACTAGAATTTCAGCAAAACCAAGTATCTTTGCAGCAGATTAATGTTCACAGGTTCTTTCTGCTGAGCATAATTCTAAAATTGGTTAACAAAGGGCGGTGTCTTCACAGATGCCGCCCTTACTTTTTTTATATATAATGAAGTAGAAGAAAAATATAAATTCAATCAGGATACTTCTCTCCAGTGATGAGCTCAAGCGCAGTTATGACCTGATCATTAAGAAGAGGGTCGTTAAACGTAGGAAGAATGCCGTATGATGGCAGTTTCTTCGTCTCTGCGGCCTCTAAAACGAACTGGAGTGCCTGTACTAGAGAAGTATGGTCTTGAACGACCTCAAGCAATTTATCACTCATCCTTGCCTCCTTCCTTCTTAATCTGCTCTGCCATCTCAAGAAGAGTCTCGGCGTGCTTATCGCGGTCGATGACTTCCTGTACGGCCTCATCGCTCTCCTTGCGAAGCTGCTCTTCTGTCTTACCCTCGTCGGCAGCAGCGTTTCTTCTTGCAGCCTCACGAGAAATGTATTCGTCACGGAGTTTCAACTTACCTGCCGTGTATTCTGCATCGCCAGGCAACGATGTATCCGCATACATAAGCTGGGCAAATGCCTCGATGATGTTTCCATCATCATTGGAGAACTCATAATGGTCTCCTACAGCCACAGGAACACATTCATCGAGCGCAGCGTACATTGATGTACCGATAGAGTATTCAATACCCCATGTACCGGCAATGTCCGCAATCTTGATGAAAGGAAGCGAGCCTCTCTGTAAATGCTTCTTGATATCAGCAGGGATATCCTCTCTGAGTGAAGCAACTTCTTTCTTAGACAAGCTCTTGCTGAACTTCAGCACGGTGAAGTGTCTTGTCTTGATAGTCTTTCCAAATGGTAATGCCATGATAACAATATTTTAAAGTTCAACTTTTATTTTCTTATACTCGAAATCTGTGCAAGATGGATTCTCCTCAGAAGTAAACCTAATCTCATTAGGGTGGTTACAAGCTCCATTCTTGAAGAAGAAGCAATCCTTGCAAGTATATACCAGCGGAATAATGTATCCGCAGGCATCATCGTCAGGATTTGCGTCTGTATATAAGTCTTTACACAAGCAATATGGGAACTCATAATCTTCATCATTCAAAAATACGCAATCCTTACAAGTGTATTTAGTCTGTGCCATGTTCCAATAATTTTCGTTTTATGTATTCGGTAGCCATAATCTTATCTTTGCCGTGTCTATAATAGAACGACATAACTGCTTTATACTTTACCCCAGCCAATCTACACCAATCTTTGATATTTTTAGTTTCTCCTCCAATAGTGATATTTATATTATTGCACTTATTGCGGTTTTGAACATCAAAATTCGCCCACCTGCAATTTTCTGGGCTATACCCCTTATTTCCGTCGATTCTGTCTATAGTAAGATGCTCAGTGTATCCATTTTCAATAGACCATTTCTCGAAATTTTTGTAGCAATATTTCCATTCGTCACATACCGTGATATTTTTTAAAGAATAGTACTTTGCTTCGTAGCAATTTGGATTATAACATCTTGTTTTCATGTTCACCCAAATTTCATACAACCTCTTGCTTGCAGGATACTTACATCTGCAACTATTAATATTTCTGTAAAAAGTGGAAATCCATGTTGTAAATTCTTTGCCGCAATCAGGGCAGCGGCAGACAACCTTTTGATTTCCTTTCTCTTTACCGATTCTCTTAACAATCACAACACCTTTACTATTTATTGTCCTTGTTATTGCTGTCATTTTTTATTAAATCAATCTCGTTCTTTATATAGTATATTGCCTTCTCCAAATCTTGGATTCTTTGTTCTTTCTCTGTAAGATTTCTTTCAACCTTACCATTGCGCATAAGGTATTTCAATGCGTTCCCGACAGAAAAATCAAAGTGCTGGCATATCTCGATAGGCTCAACACCGCACAAATCCTTCAACCAAGCGTAATGGGATGGGTGAGATACTTGCTCCGTCTTTTTGTTTGCAGATTCGATTGCGAAGACGGAAACCTTCGCTAATTTATCCGCATCCACACCAATGGATTCATTTCTTTTAGTACATGATATTACACACACACCATCAGCCATATCAATGACTTCAATGGCAAATGAGTCATATATATTGTTAGGGTCTATAATCTCGATAAACCCAGAACTAGTAATATCTTCCAAATCAGCCTTCCTAATCTGCAAGATAGAGCCAATCTTAATATCTTCAATCTTAATCATAAGCTATTTCCTTCTATATTAAACACCATAACAAAACCAAAGTAAACCAGCAACTTTCATCTCTTTTTCAGAAAGCAATTCAAAACAATCAAGGTTATAATCCTTACTGACACAAACCCTAATTGGAGGTGCAAATTGTTTTTGTTTCACAGCGATTGTATATAATGATTCATTGGGGAAAACTGAATTTACATCCTCAACAACCGCGCACATAACCCTGCCATCTTTTCTGACTTCCGCATAACTTTCTATTTTCTGCTTTAGCTTTCCATCGGAATTATTTATAAAAAACTCTTTTGGCGCAAGGCAAATGTCACCAAGTTTCAATTTCTCGTTTTTATCCATAAGCTATTCCTCCTTATCTTTTAGTTCAACGAAATCTCCAATGCCCAAACGAGCATTGTTGATGCAAGACGCAATCCAACCCATCAGGTAGGCAGAAGGCTCGCCGCCGTGTTCCAAGTCAGTATGTTCCTCGATGGCATCGCAGACGTGAGAAGCTTCATGGCAGCAATAGTTCATCGACATAACCTTCTGACACGGAAACGATACAAGAACGCCGCGCCTTCTGTCGCTCTTTCTGACAGCATCGGAATACGTAACGCCGCCGTAATCAATATCGGGAGCCTTACATTTGTCAAAGCAGGAATCTATCAGCTCTTTCAGGTCTTTACCGATATGTACCCAAAGCTTCAAAGGGTAGATTCCGTTTTCGTATTCGTAATATCCTTTCTTCTTCATATTCTCAACTATTTCTGTTTTGACACAATCTCGATAGCAGACAATAATGTCTTCTCGCTGATACCTTTTCCACTACCAACACCATCTTTCTCTATTCTTTCAAGAGATTTCTCAATAGAGCATAAATCATCCTGAGAATTACTTATAAAGCCATCAAGTTCTTCACTTACACTACTGATACAATCGTTGTTTTTTTAACAATAGCTTCAAGACGACCGAAACACTTGTCGATATAATCCTTCAACCTTTCTTCATGCTCTATGATAGTTGCAGAACTTGAGATTTTCCCGTGTCCCCAGTAACGTTCTACAAATGCGTAATAATCACCTTTTTCTTTGCTGTGTTTTTTGTCAGCTACGGCTCTTAACTCAACGAAATTTTCTCCATCCATTACCGCATACAGTCCTTCTCCAAATGGATATAGTTCAGCTTTTTCTGCATCCTCCCTACTTTCGTTTTCTTTGTATGCGACCTTTCCTAAAACGTTAACTCTAATTTCCATGTCTCAACTATTTATTATGTAATCTACCAATATGCCACTTTGAGCAAACCTTGCATAAGTAAGGATGCCAACCAAGTGTCTTCAACCTCGGAATCTGATTCAGAAACTCCCAAGCATCATCCTCTGTCTCATAAGCGACCTTCGCCTTCCATGAATGAACCTTTCTTGTCCAATGCTCCGGGTCCGGCTTGAACGGCGGCACTTTATTAGGATTGTGATGTCTTCTCATAGGCACTTGAATGAAACACTGTTCAACGTTCTGTTCACCGCAATCTCCCTCTCGTTACACATGGTCCTCATGCACTCCAGGGCATCATCGCGGACAGCAATCATAATCTCCTGCATCGAAGCGGTGGCCGGAACAATATTCCCATCAGCCTTCTTCTTCGTGATACGGGATATAATCTCCTTGATATATTCCTTGTCTATCATAGAAATCTGTTTTATAACCGTTAATCATCAGGCTGAATGAAGCTCTCAGGCTGCTTGATGTCCTCCTCACCACGCAATTTATTCTTCACGTCATTGATGAGAAGCTCCTGCTTCAGGTCAATCATCTGCGCGCCGTACACCTGATAGGTCATTCCGCCCTGTGACCTCTTCTTGAAGAAGCCGTACTTGTCGCTCATATCACGCCCGAACTTCTGAATCGTAGGGATATCCTTCTCCTCGACATCGTTTGCCTTGCAGAACTCGACGAACCTCTCGTACATCTCCTTGGCAAGCATGCATTCCGAAATCTCGCCCCTCGCCTCTTGGCTGCACCTCATATCATACGCCCTTATCCAGGCATAGATAGGATTGCTTCCTAGAAGAGAGATGAGTAACTGCCTCCTGCTGCCCTCAGCTGCCGGGAACCTGTACTTCCTGCTCCTCAGCTCCATCGCGCCGCGGAATATCCAGTTGAACACTCCGCTCAGCTCCTCACGGATGATCTTGCTCGCCAGCTCCGGGTCCTGCCTCTCCTTTGGGATGGTCACATCGAAGCTCACGTACTGCAAGCGTCTGATGAATCCGAGCGACGCATCGTCCGGGAACGGAAGCTCATTGAGGTTGAAGATGAGGTAGGGGATTGAGTTTCCCTCCAGGATATCCCTGCCGAGCTTTCTCATCGGGACGGGCTCACCGCTCACGAGTCTCTTGAACATACCGGTGTTCTTCCTTCCGAACTTCTTCGGGTCAGAATCGGAAGACCAGTTGAATATGGCGTTCCTGATAGGATACCTTCCCCTCATTCCCTCGTCGCCGTCAGCAGTGAGGTCGGCGTAGTCCATCTTGCTTATCCTGTCCTTGCCGAATATGTTGCAGGCAACGTCAAAGATGACGCTCTTTCCGTTGGCTCCCGTACCTATAAGGAGGAGGCACAGCTCAATCTTCGATGATTCCTTCCCCTCATACGGATTGTATGCAGTACCTCTCTGTATGAGACCGAGACCGAGGAACATCTGGAGGATCATCCTCGACGTCCTGTCCGGAAGGACCTCCTTGATGAAGTTCATCCACCTGTCACACTTCGCCTTCGGATTGTAGTCGTATGGGTGGTAGTATGTGACATGGTACTCGGGAGAGAACGGCATCACGTTCGGATACTTCAGACCGCTGCCGAAGTCAACAACTCCGTTGGCGAATGCAACAATGTCGAAGGTAGGTCTCAGTATGTTGTAGCACTCTATCACCTCCATGAATGACTTGTTCATCACCGTACTGATGCCGAGCATCGGAGCCATGGCCAGGTCGAGGAGCAGAAGCTGGTAAGCCTGTTCCAAAACTATCTTCGGAACAGCTTCGTATATCTTGCCGTTGAACATGTAGTAAGCACCGTTGTAGTACTTAACCGGAGCCTTCTTCGCCAGACGTCTCATTGACCTGATGAAAGTAGACTTCAGCTTGTTGTACTTATCAGAGTTTGCCTTACCCCAGTCCTGGCAACGGAGCGCTTCGAAGCCGTACTCGTCATGCCTCAAAAGGTCTAGCAACTGAGCGTGCAATGTGTCTATAGCAATACCATTTTCCATTTATGTACAATAATAATATTAATTTTCCGTTATTGTGTAGGATAAACCCCGATAAACAGGGGCTTTCTGAAGGATAACACGTGTCAGGTCGTCCTTATAACATGTCGTCTATAAAATATCGACAATACAAAGATACAGATAATATCCTGAATATCCGGTAAAACCCTAGTAAATAAAGGGTATAAATATACATTTTAGGTATACATTAAATGAAGGATAGGTATACATTTATGGTTTGGTCTGCAAAGTAAGAGTTTACGCTATCAAATGTTAATAAATAACGGATGAATGAATATGCATAATTATCCTTTATGGTAGAAAGTAATTAAACTTTACAAAAAGGCTGAAAAATCGGAAGAAAAAATTTTTAGATGAGGTGACTACCGCGCTGATTTATAGCTATAAAGGGGTGTGGGGGTGTTTCTTCTAAAATTATTACATTTTGCGTCGGTTTATATAGTGTAAACCATCGCGAAACAATATTTTTGTAATTATTTCAAATTGTCGGTTTATATTTATAAAAAATTTATGTAACCCCTTAATAACCAATACTTTATAATTTTGTTTATATACATTTTCTTGCATAATTATTCATTATTAATAAAGCGTGAAACACAAAAACTTATTACAATATACTTGACTAAAAAGATGTTACATAATAACGTACTGGTTAAATGTTAAAATATTAACATTTAGTGTTTATATAGTTGGATATATAGAAGCAAAACGTAATATATTAATACTTTGCCACAAAGTGTTAAAACCCATAACTATCTATATATCAATATGTTACAACATCTTTAAAGGTCGATTTTTAACATAAAAAATTTGCTTTTTCCAATAAATTTTCGTACCTTTGCAGTACAAAAAGAAAGAGATAGGACACTATCTTATAAGTAACATTTAAACAATTTAGATATGAAAGATTTAGAAATGAAAGGTGCTCAAGGCTACGAGCACGTAAGTACTAAGGTTGCTAGTTATGTAGCCGAGTGCAAAGGTAGCGCAGTCTTAGCGCAGAGTCTAGAAGTGCTTAATAGTTACCGCAAAAAGCTATTAAGCGAGTGCACTGATAACGAAGTAGTAAGCGCAAAGAAAGAACTAGAGAAAGCACGTGCGAAGTACAACAAGTTAGCAACAAATTACGTGCTATCTGATGAAAGTTATTGCAATTTGCAGACTGAGTGTGTGCGTTCTGCTGTAAGCGAGTTTTCCCGCAAACATAAACTACCTAATTTCTTTTCGTGGTTTGATAGCAACAATAAGGACGTGCAAACGTCTATTATTGATAGCTTACAAAGATTAGGTAGTAAGTTGTGCTCTTTACATCAAGCATTCGCAAGCGGTGCAAAGGTAGCAAAGAAAAAGAGTGAAAGCATAACAGACCTGCAAAAACAGATAGCAGAACTGCAAGCTAAACTCGCAGCAGCGCAAAAGTAACACAAACAAGGTAGCTAGAGAAATCTAGCTATCTAGTTTTTCCTACTGGCTATTTGATAGGTAGCCAGTGGGAAATTTTACTCCAGGTTTTTCAACTTGGAGCGGGTCGTCGTGTCCTTATTTTTCCCACACAATTTGGTAAACCTTGTCGTGGTGTGTGGGCTTAACTCAGAGAGAGAATTTATTCTCCCTCAGGGGACTAATTGCCAAAATTTCAGAGAAGTATCTCAGTAAATCGAGAGTGCGAGAGGCACACCGAGATGGGAGAGAGTAACGTGTTACTCAGAGACATCCATCCGAGAGATACGCAAAAATTCCTGGCGTGAGCGTCGAATGAGATGAGACGGCACGACGGCTAGGGGATTTGTATCATCTAGCGAGATGAGAGTTTATAGAAAGAAATCATAATTCATATTCTATTCGGTGTTGTGAGCCGTTCGGGAGTGGTTACCCGAGAAATCCCAGTGTGTGCAATCACGATTGCAGCGTTCAAGGTACACACTATCCACGCTGACTGAAATCGGTTGCTTGTCATCCGTGCGAGATTTATCTCCTCAGAAATAAACAGGCTGCTGGCAGAAGCATAAAATCTGTAGGGTGTGAGCCACGTGGTTAAGACAATAATGATAAAACGTGGTGCAAAGATGCGCATCCTGGCTAACGGGGCGGGGAGAAATCTCCGCTCTACAATTATGAACCATTTAAATATTAGAATTATGAAAGAACAGATTTTGAAGAAGATAGGAAAGACGCTTGTACGTATTAATGTAACAGACCAGAGTGCAGAGGATGCCTACGATGAACTCGTTAACAGCAGCCCTCGCCTGTTTGGCATGCTTTCCAGTATTTACAGACTGAATGATGAAGAAGAAAGATTCGCTTGGTCTGCCGGAATTCAATAAGCCTAATATCCCTACGCTTGTAGGGAACAATAACCAAAAATATTAGAATTATGAGTACGCTAAGAATTAAATGCCTCGATATGTGCGAGGTTGAGAGTATCATTGCAGATGCTCAGGAGATTTTGAGTCACGTAGAATTCGGGTCGCTAAAGAATGGTGTGCTTACATTATTCTGCGTGGCGTGAGCCTAAAAATCTGTAGCCAGTACGATAATTGTCGTGTGTGGCTACGGAACAATTACCAATAAAATTAGAATTATGAAAGCAAGACAGATTATTTATTCAAGTACGATAATTGTGCTTGGATTTATTCAGGCATCGCCAATATTCATTTGCTTGGCAAGTACGATAATTCTCCTGAATGTGCTTGGAATTCTTTACGGAATTCTGCTTGTGTATATTTGGAGCAGTACGAAAAATGGCAAGTGGTATTTCCGTGAGCTGTGGCGATCCACGCTCCGCTTGGAGAATTTCATCCTGCCTGGAGCGTGACAGATTTGGAAAGTACGATAATTGTGCTTGGAAACATTTAGCCTAAAAACTGCCCTATAGATTTGGGCAGTACAATAATTACAAACCAATTAAATTACAGAATTATGAAGAAGAATATTTTCGTGGCATTGTTTGCCGTAGTGTGTGTTGCATTGTGTGTAGTGTCAGTTACTCTGTATAATTGTCACAGGGCGAACGTGATGCTAAGGAAAACTGTGATAGCTCAGGCTAACGAGATTTCAGAGCTTAACGCCAGTTACACAGCAGAGGGAACTACAACGTTCGTAGGTCTCAGAAAGTAGCCAAAACTGAGAGGAGTTTCTGCTCCTCTCTTCTATTAACCAAAATATTAATAATATGTACAAGACGATAACAAAGGAATTAAGCAAGTGTGAGTTAATTGATATCATGATGGGAATGGACTGCGAGGAAGATATGTGTACACACACATCTATCCAGAGAGTTCTATGCCCTATACAGGCGTGCGATGAGTTCGGCGGCGATACTGAGGATTCACGTTCTCTGCTTCCGGGAACATACCTGGCAGTATATCATGACGAGATGGAGGATGAGCCGTTTCCTATGTTCGCAAAGATTTGCGCCAACATCATTACAGATGAGGACAAATGTCAGATGCTCATGAACGGAGACGGCTGTATTCTGATTTTCCTGCTCAACAAGTACGAGTAGCCAAAAATGTGCTCAGGCATTTTCCTGGGCATACTATGTAGAACCATTAAACAAATTGAATTATGCAAGACAGAAAATCACAGAAGAATTTTGAGCGTGCGCTTATGCATGAGGTGGAGAAGATCAAGATAGCAGCGCGCCAGTGGCACAACAACAATACTAAGGGCTATAGGGATTTCCGTAGCAAGGAGGCTATCTCAAAGAGTTTCTCTGAGATTGCAGTATTGTGCATGAGCTAAATGTGCGTGACGATTGTCACGCATACTATTCACCAATATTTAAGAATTATGATAGATGAAGAATACAAGGAGAATGTAGAGTACATACTCTCTACGATTTTGCCTAAGTTGCAGGAAATTCAGAGAGAAGTATTGAAAAATCAATCAAGACTGAGCCTTGATGTTAGCGTTAGCAATAAAAACGGCGAAGGGTATATAAGTTGTTTTGCCTGTGTCATGAATGACATGGGAGAAATAACGGATACTTGTTTTCCACGTTTCATCTGCGTATGCAGCAAAGAGGAGATTGACGAGCGGCTCAACGAGCTTAAAGAGTTCATCAAGAAGTACATAGCCTGAAATTGAGGGAGTTATTTCTCCCTCTCCTATAAACCAAAAATGTAGAATTATGAGTAGATGGGTACAATTTTATCACAAGATCAACAAGTTTGACCTCGTGAGTAAGAGATTTACAGAGGATTTTAGTATCGTTGAAATGGTGGGTATGGATTCTGTCATGCCTATTGACGGTAGACTTAATCTGTCATCCATACGTGATGTAGTACAGAAGAAGATAGAGAGCATGAAGAAAATCGAGAGTTTCGACCCTTGTGCGTTCTCCATCCTCACCGGCAGTTCTATCCTGAATGCTTCAGAAAGTCCGGTGTACAATCTCTAGCCAAAAAATGGGTAGTACGATAATGTGCTGCCTGCTATTAACCAAAACATATAGAATTATGGAAACAGTAAGAGTAACTGACAGACACGGAATAGAGCGAGAGTGGGATATAGTCACAGAGAGATGTGTAGGGTGCTGCTTTCACGGATTGATGGATGGCAAGATTCATTGCTGTCCTCATAGTATTGCGTGCGGTGGCAAGTAGTCAAAACAGCGGGGCACGTCCTGTGTCCTGCTTCTATTATTAACCAAATCAAAATTCAGAATTATGACAGACGGAGACAGAAAGTTCCTTGCCAGGCTCGTAGCGAGTCACAAGGCAGTTATCAGCGAGGAGTGCAGACGCAAGAATCTTGACAAGAGCGAGTATTTCAGACGCGTAGCACGTGCAGACAAGAAGGCTCAGGAGATTGAGCAATCGTGCATGCGCCCTCGCAAGTTCTAGCCAAACATTCTGTGCAGATAGACTGCACAGAAACCATGTTAAACCATCAAAATTAAAGAATTATGGAGAAAATGACACAGAAAGAGTTGAAGAGACTCGTTAGAGTAGGAGCTGCCAAGGATATAACACACAGTTCAAGCCGTGCAGCCATCCCGGAAGAATATAGTCAGGTAGGCTATTCTTCCGGTGTGTACGGATGCAACGGAATGCTGTTCCGTGGTCACAGCGGAAAGCTGTATGCCATTTGTGCAAGAACTACGGCTATCTGGGTTTTCGGCTAAAATTACGGGTAAGCGTATGGTGCGCTTGCTCGTTTCTATTATCAACCAAAATACAGAAATATGAATATACAGAAAGTATGGGATGCGTTTATCAAGGAAAATGATAATCCATCATTCGTAAAGATGGCATATGCCGTAGTAGAGCAGCTTGGCGGTGTTAATGAAGACACAATGCTTAATACGCTCGATAAGGTCAGAAATGCCAATGAGGGGTACACTGGATTCTGTTATCATTCTCAAACAAGCAAGTTCTGGAACGAGAACAAGAGTGCTATCATGGAGAATATGCATGAGCTTGCCGATGATTTAGGAGAAGACCTTATCACGATGATTAAGGGCTTCGGGAATTTCAAGGACGACAAATCCGTCACCTATGATGCTATCGGCAAGGCTCTGTATGCTCCTTTTAACGAGGGCGAGAGCAGAAATATCTACGACACATTTGCTAAGTATGCATTGGAAGAGGTTGCGAATCGATTCCAGGACTGGTGGTACGATCAGGACGAAAGCGATTTCGGTGATTAGACAAAACAATCCTCACTCTCACGGGTGTGGATTTCTATTAACCAAACAGATTGAAATATGAAGAAAATTGAGATTACGAGAGCCGGTATGGGTGAGAAATGCCCATATCCGAAGTTCAGCAAATTACTGGCAAAAGGCTACATAATGTGCCATCGCTGCAAGTATTGTGCTGAAATTATCAGTGAGACAGAAATAATGTGTGACTATAATTAATCTATAATTATGAGTGAATTAGAGAAAATCCTGAATGACGATTTACTGAAGTGTAAAATCGTAGAGTCAGTAGAGAATCCTGTTAGGCGTGTGAACCTCATCAAGTGGACGCACGACAATACATACTCTATTGCAGAGGTACGCAAGGATACCGGTAAGCTGGAGGTCAAAGACTTGAAAGCTGCCAGTGGTCTTGAGGCATACAAGCATTTCTACAGAAATTATGGCGACATTGCCATATGTGGCTAAAACTCCCCACGATAATGTGGGGAACCATTATGAACCATTAAACAGATGAATTATGGAAAAGAATATTGTAGAAGTTGTTATGAACAACAAGGGTGAAGTTGTCGAGAAAGTAGCCGACTATATCGGTGTGAAAAGCTTTGCCGCGGTTATCGAGGGCCTCTATCGTGAGTGTCTTGATGAATTCGATGACGCAGAGGATCTGGAAGAATACATTGCAGATATGCTTAGAGAGAATATCCAGTCCCTTTCGTGGGAGTTTACTCACAAGGTAAACAGAGAGATAAAGAAATACCTCCATCTTAACGACCAGCGCATGGATGGTAATTTTGCCAATCTGTACAACGATTATCCCAGACACGTTACAGGCACGTTTTGGGCAACCGACTACGCTGGCGACGATTACTACGATTTGTATTCTGCCATGGTAGCCAGACTTGATGCCGCAGAGGACAGCGAGCAGGCGAACAAGGACAGAGAATATCTCGAAGAATGGTATTTCAAGGCGTTCGGCACGTACAACATCAAGTACAATTTCGGCAATTACCTTGAAGAGGTTCACTCCATGATGGAGGAAGATTACGAGGAAGCCTAACGATATCCCCTAGCATGGGGATATTCAATGTTAAACCATTTAAATGATTAGATTATGGAATTCAGAAAAGGAATTATCTACGCAGGACTTGTTCCTGTAGTAGGCGGCATGATGTGGGTTTCAATAACGCCAGACGCTTCAGATTCGGTTCATTTCTGGAAGAAGAAGCAGTGTGAATCGTATATCCGTAAGAATTTCTCGGGAGAAGAGAAGAAATATCTCCTCTCTCAGCTGAAAGAAGAGAAAAGAAGAGCGAAGATATACTCATGGGCAAGACTTTAAAACATACCTAACAAGGGGAGCTTGCATGCTCCTCTTCTATTAACCAAATTACAAAGAATTATGAAATTGAAACTTTATCACGACACAAGAAAGAAGTTCCGTGACTGCGTGGATGCGTGGACAATCTACGTTCCTTATCCGAAGTGGCTTAGAGAAAAGACATACGGTACAAGGGGAACATTCCTCGGATGCACTCCAACGGAGACGGGAATGATACGGTGCATCTGGGAGCACGACGAAAGAAGATGTGGACGCCCGTATTTCGGCAAGAAGATTGATCCGAAGGATACCCCTAAAGCATTTCAGGAAATTTTCTACAACATGGAGAAGCTTTGGAACGAGGCAATCACCAAGAACACGAATGAAGCGTGGGAAGCATGGAACAGAGCCTAAAATTGGTAGCCATTTGGCTACCTGCCAATAACCAAATACAGAGAATTATGAGTAGAAAAGTAAACGAGAAATGCAGATTCTATTTTTTAGGACATTGCCATGCGTTCCTTGGTGGAATGTGTAGCGGCATCAAGTGTGGATTCAAGAAAGGAAAGGAGGCTACACTATGAATCAGAAGATTACAATTTCACAGAAAGGCAGTAGAACAATCTACAGACTTGGCAGACGTATAGTATGCTACAGGGATGGTTACAGAGTTTATTTCGGTAAGCCATCAGATGTTACACACAACACGTTCGATGCACTATCAGAGAATATAGCACATGAGTATTGCCTGAAAGTTTGTGAGCGCAAAAAGTGGGAGAGGGTAAAATACAGCAATCATGTCGCATACAACGCCCACAGAGTATTGAACGCATTAGCCTAAAAGATAGCCTTCGGGCTATCACTATAACCAATTAAATAAAGAGAATTATGACGAAAGAAGCAAAAAAGGTATTCGATAAGTTTTTCAAGATTCATCGTGACAACGTTGCAGGTAAGACTATCTGCTTTATCTCACGTGGAGAGTGGTCTGATCCTCAGATTGCGTACAAGGGATATCTTCTTAATTACTGGGATGTATTAGAGCTGGCGTGTCCTGAAGATGCGCCGGAAGATTACGAGCCAGATGAAACAGAATGGTATGACGCTTGCACGGATTCTCTATTCGGTTACACAGATTGCGGCTTAGAGCCTGACAAGTTTGAGCCATCAGACGCTATGAGCGTGACAGGTATCATTAATATCAAGAAGCCTTAAAAACGGAGGGAGCAATCCCTCTGACATTATTAACCAAATTATTAAAGATTATGAAGAGATATTACGTATCAGTCACAGAACATTTGAACAAGGTAGTCAGCGTTGATGCTGAGAGTGAGAATGAAGCCGTACAGAAAGTGCAGGATGCCTATAATAATAGCGATATTATTCTTGACGCTGACAATTTCTCAGGTGAGGTTATCGAGATCGAACCAGATCAGGAGTACTGGAGAGAATCCGAAGAAGATGACAGCGTAGCACTCCAGCATATCGACTAGCAAAACTGGGAGAGAAATCTCCCTACAAATAACCAAAACATTATAGATATGAATAATTTAGATGAAAAGAGAGCGCGAGAGATAGCCGATCGTCTCGAAGAAATCCGCAGAGAAACGAACAGCTGTAGTGTACACAACACGAAGCCTCTTTCAAAAGAAAGACTCCTGGAGCTGTATAGTGAAGAGAATGAACTCATTGATGAGTACAGGGATTTATGGAAAGCTAAAAAGCGCAGCTAAGGACTGCGCGCAATAACCAAAACAAGAAGAATTATGAATGAAGACAAAATCCTAGAGATGTTCTTTGAGAAAGCCAGATGGCAGTATGCCATTGAGAAAGGCTTATTCAAGGACATGAATAAAGCAGTAATGTATCAGCTGACGACACCAGAGGCTCGTCTGGCTATGTATCAGAGGATCAAGAGCGGCAATTACAAGATAATGCCGCCTCATACAGTCAAGATTCCGAAAGACAACGGAGATTTCCGCACAGTCTACGTGAATGAAGATGTAGACAGAATTCTCCTGAGCATAGCCAACGACCTCCTGTTCGAGCTGATGCCAGAGATGGTGCATCCACGCTGTACGTCATACCAAAAGGGTATCGGCTGCGGTCGTGTGGTGCAAGATGTGTCTCGGATAATATACTCGGCAGAGGGAAAAATCATCGGATGGAAAGGTGACTTCTCCAAGTACTTTGATTCTGTGCCCATTCGGTTCATCGACTGGGCATTCGACAAGGTAGAGGAGAAGTACGGAAAATCTGCGCTGATAGATGTCATTCGTGACTACTATCACACAGATATCTATTTTGATGAGGACAATAACCTCTGTGAGAAGTATCAGTCCCTCAAGCAGGGGTGCTCTGTTGCTGCATGGCTGGCCGATGTCATTCTCTATCATCTTGACGACAAGCTATCTAAGCTTAACGGATATTACGTCCGCTATTCAGATGATACGCTGTTTGTCGGTGAAGACTATGAGAAAGCCATGGATATCATGAAGAGTGAACTGGAGAAGATGCAGATGACGCTCAACCCTAAGAAGGTTGAGTATCTTGACGCTAATCACTGGTTCAAGTTCCTCGGATATTCCATCAAGGGTCACAATATCTCTCTTTCGTCCACACGTATCAAGACCTTCCAAAAGGAAATTGAGAAGAGGACGATAAAGAAACGTGATACCACGATGACGAAAGCCATCAATGCAGTAAATAGGTATCTCTACAAGGGGTACTGCGATTATTCCTGGGCTACTCAGGTTCTTCCGGTCATAAACGTGAAAGAGGACATCGACAAGATCAACGCATTCGTCATGGACTGCATCCGTGCGGTCAAGACAGGCAAGAGAAAGGTCGGTGGTCTCGGATACGTGAAGACTCAGGCTGTAGGTTGCATAGACCGAGGTCGTGGAAGGAACGTGAAAGCCAACAGGAGTAAGACAGAGAGCGAAATCAAGGGGTATCTATCAATCGGCTGTGCTCAGAACGCCTTGCGGACGAGCAGGGCAGCGTACAACACATTGGTGAATACTCTGTAGATGAGCATCCTAGCGCAAGGATTTTGCCGGAATGAAGACGCAAGGTTTTAAACATCCGGTCTCGAAGATCGCGGACAGCATCTCATAATCTGAGATGGTCCAGCGATCCTCTCCACCAGGATATTATCAATCTGATATAGCTATGCGCAGTATCTTCTGACCGGCAGACTCTGTAACCGAGCACACGGACGTGGGAGAAGGATGGATAGATTCAGGCGACGCCTCGAAGACCTCAAACTGAAGGGCCTCGAGTTACCCAAGTCTACGACTTGAGATAACTCGGGACCTTCGTATGACGCACAAGGCGTAGCTCATCAACGAAGTACAGAAATGTGCCAGTCCGTATGACTCCCACCGGTGGCGCACACCACCACTCCCTGACGGATGGTTGAAGTTTATGCAACAGGTCTCTTAACCAGAGTAGTTGATCCTGAGGGCGTCGTATACTACTTACGACCTCTGGATCATCTATTCTGGCGAATCCTGTGTCAAATCAGAAACATAAAGTATTGTGCCGAGCCATCGGTCAGTGAATCACCCTAGCACGAGGGTAGTCTTTAAAGGAGAGTATAGTTTATAGAACTCTGGCGAATCTCGCCGGCCTCCCCGGAACACTATCCGGGTACTCCGGCGATACGCAACAGTTCAAATCAAACTAATAAAGCTACGTGCCACGCTCTCAGATGAAGACAACGTTATTGCCAAACGAGGTACACAAGGAGGTTGCGTATTTATACCCGCTGGGTAAATAACGCGGGGAGTCATCCTTAGAGCAACGATGCTCCCCGCGTAAACCCAGCTGGTTCCAATCATCAGCCTGTAGCAAGACAACAGACCTATGAGTGTACCTGCAAACAACCATGTGAATTGCATCACGACTTATCAAGAGTATGAGGTTTAATATCACGTGAGTGGTATACCTGCGCCTGCCGTTATCACCGCAGGCGCAGGTATCCAAACACGGGATCGAATCAAGAACATATATCCATGCAACATAATACATGAGATAAGTCTAGGTTATTGCGAGCCGAAATTGTGCGCAAGGAGAATAGATTGTACAATACGGTATCAATCATCCTGAAGATCCAGGTGGTTACCTGGATCTGTCAGGACTTAGATACAGTATTTATCAAGACCTTATAGTTACGCAACAGATTCTCTGAGCGCATTCCCATTAACCAATATTTAAGAATTATGAACAGCAGATTACTAAAGAAGCTTGAGGAAATCAAGAAAGAGTACGAAACGTCAGAAGTTTGCATGGGCGAGATGCTTGATTCAGTAAGCGCAGACGGATTCTCTATCGAAGAGGCTCACTGGTTGTATATGCGTGCAATGGAGTGGGCGAACGGAGACAAATTCTATATCCACTTCGGAGAAGACGAAGATGTACTGAGTAAGGATGAACTCGAAGAAGCCAATTTGATAGTGCAAGAATAAGCACTATCCCTATTAACCAATACAATAGAATTATGACATACGACGAGATTATCAATGCAGTTGAGAATGGTGCAAAGTTCACCATCAACTTCCAGAAGAGAACATGTAGAGTGAATGGCAAGATAGTGATGTCCGAGGAAGATAAGCCGAAAGATACACCTTACCTGACACATGCAGTAGTTCTGTTCGCAATAGAGCAGAGATACAAGGCATACAAGCATTCTGTGCCATCAGAGCGTTCTGAATCCCATCGCCGCTACTACTTCAAGGCTTTGCCAGAGAAAGAGCTCTCAGACGAAGATATGATGTATGGTGAGCGACGAGAGGTAGCTAGATGTAAGCTGGAGCTATACATACTGATTCAGCTTCTAAGAGGCAACCTTGCATGGGAGAACAGATGGGGAAGATGGTTCTGGAAGTCCGAGAACGACAAGGATCTGATTATCCTCAGAGACTGGGTTGAGCCAAACAAGGGTGGGGCGTAAGCCTCATCCACTAGAGTTAAATAAATTTTTAGTAACCAATTTAAAATAATTAGAATTATGAAGCAGATTGTAACAATCACTGGTGAGAACTTGAACATCGTAACTAACAATGTAGAGGCTACAGCAGCTACCGGTAAGAAGACCAAGGCGCAGATGCGTCTCGAAGCTCTTAAGGCAGCAGGTGTTGATACTAGTAAATATTTCCCTCTCGGTGACGACAAGCTTATCAAAATCGAAAATGGTGCGGCTGTCCCTGTTGATATGGACGATGCAACCATCGATGCGGTAGGCAGGCAGATTATAGAGGGTGGATACGTAAGTAACTGGAAGCTCTTCCGTCGTTGGGTGATGAGTCAGATGTTCCACATGTTGCGAGACATGGATAAGAGTTATCTGTCATTCAACGAGGTGTTGCAGCGCAAGGGCTACGAGTATCAGTGGCGCATGCTTGAAAATGAGCTCTACGCTCAGATGAAGATGTGTGACCACAAGGACTACGAGAACACAAAGGCGAGATATCGCTGGTTCAACGGTTGTGTAGCATACGATATGGCTATTGACTACATCAAAAAGCTCAGAAGCTACATTGACGACAAGTGCATCTACACTACCAAGGAGGACAAGGATGGAAACAAGAAGAAGACATATAAGCATACCTGCAAGGGCAATCCTTACGTACGTCTTCAGAACGAGGACATTTTTGTCGCTGACTTGGATAGAAAGGTATACAATCCTCTCCGTGACCTTGCCAACAAGATGGCTACTGTAGAAGACCACAAGGATCTCTACGATGCCGTTCGCAAGTTCAACAAGAACCGCAAGCATCTCGCGTGGGATACCAAGCAGGCAGATGCATTCATCCATGCTTACAAAGGGTCTGGTTCCTACTACACGATGAGAAACCTCATCATGTTCCATGGAGCAAGATTCATGAAGAACGGACGAAAGATGTCAGAGGCCAATTCTCTGAAGGAACTTGAGTCTAAAGCCAAGCTCTACGATGAAGAGGGTTGGAAGATGCTCGGTGTACTCAAGCAGCTTATCAAGGACAATAATATCAGCGTCCAGGGCAAGATTCTTGAATGGAAGAAAGCCAAGAGCGAGAACAAGTAATCATCAGACGTAAGGTTCGCCGCCTAAAGAATGGTGGCTCGGCAGAAATTCACAAGAGCTTCTTCAACGAAGGATCTCCTCCAGTCACTACTGGAGGTAATCCTTCGAGCTAAAGCTCTCTAGATCGAACTATTAAAGTAAGGCGCCAGCCGGGGATCATTCTAGCCAAAAGTCGGTTACTGATTCGGTAACCGATTCTATGTCTAACCAATAAAATGAAGGATTATGAAGGAAATTAATGTAGATACAAGAAAGTATGTGAAGGCTCCTATTGACGGGAAGAATGTCGTCGAGGAATCACTTCTAGACACCATCTTTGACGATTCGCAATATCTCACCAATAAGTTTTTTTCATTGGGATTTGTCGGAGGTGCACCTACAATGATAGAGTATCACGGAAACTACCTATCTATCAGGAAGCTTCGATCGTGGATTACATCTGAGTGGGGTAGAGAGATTGTCAAACGACTGACTGGCGAATCAAAAAATAGCATATACTATTACGATACGAAGCAGTATCTCGACGAACGCCAGGCTGAGCCTTTAATCTATACATTCTTTCTGAGCACAGATTACCTTACAGTAAGATTTCACTACAATGTAAAAGTAGATGAAGATTAGTCAAACAGGTCAGTCGTTAGCAGCGGCTGACTACTCATATCATAACTAAATTTTGTTTAAATGGTTCAAGCCGGTCTGTCGTGAGACACGCCGGTTTTTTTGTTCCACAAGTTTAACCAATTTTAAATTAGAATTATGAGTAGAAATTACTGGACATTAGGTAAGGAAGGAATGAAGACTCGTCTGTCAAAGGCACAGGCAGCTTATGAGAACGCATTAGAGAACGTCAGCGACTTGCATGTCAAGATCAGTGATGGCAACACAAAATTGGGAGCAATCCCATCCGTGTCGCTCATTCCGGTCATGGATTGCGGCAACTGTGCAATCTGTGCAAAGAGCTGCTACGACCTGCGCAATGGCATGATTTACAAGGAGGTCATCAAGACGAGAGCTATCAATTCTGCCATCCTCCACGAGGATCCTGAACGATACTTCAAGGAGATTGATGGTTACCTCAACTACCGCTACCCTAGAGCATTCCGATTCCATATCGGTGGTGACATCCAGGACAAATGGTATCTTGACAAGATGTGCGAGATTGCCCGCAAGCATAAGGATACCAAGTTCCTGGCGTTCACGAAGATGTTCGATGTGTGCAACGAGTACCTCGATGAGGGCAACGTAATCCCTGAGAACATGCACATCCTATTCAGCGGATGGCTTGGTCTCAAGATGGATAACCGCCACGGATTTCCGGAGGCGCATCCTATCTTCGAGAGCGGTACATCAGCACCGGAAGGAACGTTGCTATGCACCGGAAACTGCACAGAGTGCCTGAAGGAAGATAGGCTATGCTGGTCTATCGGGAAAGGCCAGGCGATAGGATTCCTTGCACACTAGCCAAAATCCTCGTCAGTAATGACGGGGTACTATGTTTAACCAATTAAAATTTTGAATTATGGCAACAGCAAGAAGAGGTACAAGAATACTCAAAGCTTCTGACATCATGAAGAGAAAGGGCATTGTCCAGAAACAGATGGACATGGACAAGTTCAACGAGGTTGTAGAGAATTTCTTTATGACCCATGAGCCTAAGGAGACGATTCTCCTTACGCCGAAGAGATTCATCGAGATGGATAACCCGCCAGAGGGAGACTTCATCGACTATCTCGATGTCAGCGTGTGGGAGAAGAAGAGTGAGGACCCGGATGACCCGTTCGACTTCATAGACTATCAGTTCATGAAGAAGAACGGAATGCTCCGTCCTATCCTTATGGTGAACGAGCCATTCATCGGCAATGCTGCCGGGTGGCTGAGAGATTTTTGTGGATTCACTGTGAAGAGCAGAACACGAAAGAAGAAGAAGGAATACATCGTGTCTCTGCCTGTGTAAAGCCGAACAAGGCGTGGAACATTATTGTTTCACGCTCCTAGTATTAACCAATTAAAGTAGAATGATTATGGAAATAGTAGATGTAAATGTAAAAAATCTGAGTGAATTCGATATTGAGAACGATCTCTATCATGACACTCTGTGGGAGAATATGTTCGACGATGGCGAGTATACGGACGACGGATGCAACGAGGCTGTAGGTTTCATCTATTCTAACGCCTGCCATGCAGAAGTTTATGGCAACTCTATGGATGTCAGATGGATAAAGGATAACTCAGACAATCTCCGCCTGGCTATGGTGGCAAACGACCTGGTAAATAACCTCATGGGCACAGAGCAAAAGAAAATTATCACCGAGGAAAACAACGGAACCACGCTCCTTACTTACGCTGGTATATATCTTAACATCTTCGTCAATTTCGAGATGCGTCACATACAGATTCTCGCTTACCAGGAAGCCTAAAAAGCCCTCTTCGGAGGGTGCAAGTATTAACCAATTAAAATTAAAAATATGAATGATTTTTTAAAAATAGCAGAGGAATTAGACTGGAGTTATAATGTAGACGATACACCTAACGAAAGAGGTGAGGTTTGCGTCGAGTTAGAGAAGTATTCCCCACAAGACCAAGACTTCATTGTTTCTATCTGGTTCGAGACGGACAACGAGTGTGACTTCGCCGACAAGCTGGAGGAGTACTGGAGAGGCTTTGATCCAAGCGAGGAGGCTATTAATTGGGTCGGGCCAGATGGACACGGAATAAATGGCGCCCCATACGACCTACAAGACATTATCAACGACATGGTTGACTGCAAGGAGATGCTGAGGGAGTTGGTCGTGAAATGCCACAACCAAGCCTACCCGAGAAAGAAGTTCGACAACTACGACAACGGACTTACTTGCAGCTTTGACTGCTATGATTCCACTGACGATGAGATGCAGGCTATTCGTAATATCCTTGCATCTTTGGAGAATGCGAGGACCTACGCATCCGGTCTCTACAACAATCCTAACAGATGGGAGTTGGATGAGATGCTTGGTCGATTCAAGAATATTGTCCGAGATAAGCTAGAGAGCGGATTCACGAACAGAGTTTAGCCAAACCAAACCGTTACATATCGTAGCGGTTTCTATAAACCAAAATATTAAGATTATGGATAGAAAAGTATTGAAAGACAAGATTGATGAGTTGCGTTCAACGGCAAAGATGGAACTTGCATGCACCATCCGTGAGATAATGAGAGAGCACAATGTGAGCAGAAAGGTGTTCGATTGGCCTGTACTTGCCGGCGACAACAGGGAGGTGAATATCGTAGAAGTAGGCGACAGCGAAACAGCTATCCCTATCATTCATAGCCGATGCACTTCTGTAGGGTTTGAGTTCCCGGAAGCAAAAGCTATCGATGACGATATACCAGTTGACCTTCTTGCAGACATCGCTACTAGTCTGAACGACGAGCTGAACGGCTATATTGGTGTCTATGCTGCAAAGTATAAGATTTCCTACAATGATGGAATTTTCATTCCTAAGGAGAATCCGTACGTATTCCGGGCAGAATCATATAAAGATGCATTGGATGAGGCGGAAGACTACATGCGTGTGTGGAATGACCATAATGGTTCTACCCTAAGACTCGTATCAGTCGAGAAGCAGACTGCTTCGGAAGGTTAAATTAGCGTTAAAAACGGCAAAGACGATGGTTTATATTATAAACTTTTCGTATCTTTGCCACTAGTAACCAAAATTATAGAATTATGACAGAAGAAATAAGAATCAAGACAAGAGATTGGGAGAGACTTCTGAGCTACACACAGCAGCAGAAGTACAAGACTGCCATCAAGCAGGGTTGGTTCGCCAATTATCACAGCAACGCATGGAGGCATGACACGTTCTATGGTGCATACATCTGGAAATACCCGAAGCTTATTAAGGTTGTAAGGATGTTCGAAGAGATGCTTGGGCATAAGCCATTATGGGAAGACATCACCGACGACAATCTGCGCGACCTCTTCGAGAAGATCCAGGAGAACTACGCTCCTAACTCGGCAAGAACCGTATGTGCAACCATCAAGGCTGTGATACGTGAGAACGATGCTACCAGGGAAATTCCTAGTCCTACGTTCGGCAGAATACTTAGAGCGAAGGCTGTGCCGGTCCAGTCTGTATATCTCTCTGATGAGGAGATAAACAGAATCATAAAGTACAACCCTCACGGGAAAACAAAAAGATATGTTCAGAGAATGTTTATCATGGAATGTCTCTGTGGCGCCCGTTACAGCGACTGCCAGAGAATGACGGAAGAGAACATAGATGATACCGGACACTTCCTCGTCTATGTTACTCAGAAGACAAAGACCGAAGTAAGGGTTCCACTTCACAAGAAGCTCCGCAAGTTCCTCGTATGCGGTACTGGTGACGAGCCTCTTCCGGGTGAGATAGCTGAAAGGACGTTCAATAGAGCACTCCGCGATATCTGTCGTGACTGCGGAATAGATACGAACACGAAGGTGTTCAAGGCAGGAAAGGAAGAGACTGGAAAGAAGTATCGGTTCGTATCATCCCATACCGGCAGACGCTCGTTCGCAACGAATCTCTCAAAGAAGGGAGTGCCTCTTGAGCAAATTGCCGTCATGATGGGACATACCAGTAACGGTATGCCTAATATACAGATGACACAGCGCTACATTGTCGGTAAGACCGAGATTGACAGCAATACACTGAGACTGTTCGGCGTCTATGAAGAAGACCTCGATAACGGAGATGAGGATTAAGCTAAAACTGGAGGTGGTTAGCAGCCATCTCCTGCCATTGTTTAACCAATTAAAATAATGAATATGGTAGAAGATTATACAGAAGAAGAGTTGAATAAACTCATCAATGAGTGCCGGAAGAAGTACGAAAAGCTCGAAAAGGAGACCGTGATGAAGGCTCTGACTGGCGAGATTGGTACGAACTCCGCAATGGTGGAAGAGTTGGAGATTCTCAACATCCACTATCACGATGAAATGGATGAGTACGATATCACTGCACCTGACCTGAACCCTGACCTTATCGAGAACTTCAAGAGGGCAGAGCGTAATGGCAAGAACGTCATCTTCGAGGCACAGGAGTATCTGAAGATTCTCGGTATGTGCGAAGAGATGTTCAACCAGAAGATGTGGGTCAACGAAGATGGCCACATATGCGATGAAGAAGGTAATAGACTTTCCGCCGACAGAGAGCATCGTGTTTTCGAAGTTGTTAAGTGCGGGAAATAAGATATTTCTAGTTTTTCATAGCTAGATTGTTTAAATGAGTGTCCTCTCTTGCCCGTGAGGGTAGGAGGGGATTTTTTAAAACGGCCCCGATTAGCCAAAAATAGGGAGCTTCGGCTCCTGCAATTAATAACCAAGCCCTACGCAACACGGTCAAGCGATAAGAATATGACAACAGAGAATTTAGTTACAGCCAGAAACAAGGTGGATAATGTTTATGAGCTGATCAATGACTTGGTTAGTAATCATAGCATTGATATGCTTGACTTGGCGTACCCAAAGCACGGTGGAAAGCAAGACGCTGGCGCTGTTGCAGAGATGATGCTGCTCCGTCAGAGTGCAAACAGCCTGTCTGAAGCTTGCAGCTTCCTTGTCGATAGACTCACGGATGCTATTGGAGACGAAAATGAAGTAAAATAATAACCCTTCAGCCCTCGACATCACGGTTAAGTCATTTCTATGAAGAAGATTTTATTTATGCTGATGTTTGCACTTGTAACGGCATCATCCTTCGCACAGGAGAAGCATCCTTACTACTGTACCATTAGCGGTACGTACAACCTGGCGATGAAGATCAGACTAGAACTTGAATGGGGCGAGCTGAAGCAACTTGTAGCCCTTCGTAACGAGGAGGGAAAGAAGATTGAGTTCAATAACCTCACCGACATTCTCAACTACATGTCAGCGAGAGGATGGCAGTTCGTTACCGAATTGAATTATGACGGACACATACATTACCTTCTGAAGAAGGATGTCTCTTCCCCGGAGGAGGCAAAGCAAGGACTTCGCTTCGATACAGACAAATAGCAATACAACTAGCCGCTTATCCACTTACAGATAGGCGGCTATTTTATTAAGATAGCCACCAAAAAAGCAACGAAAATCACACTTTTTTCTTAAACTACGTTAATTGTAAACATTCTGTACTTTAATGAATGCTGCAATCAGCTGTTTTTACTTCGCTTGAAACCTTTAGCTATACCAGTATCTTTAAAATACTTGTCCTCACTTTTTACTTTAATAAGTACGGTTTATGGTGAAAACTGAACTATTGCACGGAATAGAAAATCGTCGTATCTTTGCAGTGCTTGTTAGAAGTCACGCGCTAGCAAATAAATAAGTTTTATCTAGAAGTTGATTAGTTCAACTACAATGATATACCCTATCCAAAGTTTGGAGCGTGACCCAGACGGCGGATAGGGTTTTTTCTTTACCCTATCTCAAAGTTTCAAGCAAATACATACGAGGTTTAATCCGTGCAGTCCTCTTCGGAGTTATCGACCGATATATAAAACTGCTCTGTCAGGTAAGTTACATTATGGTTGTGTAAATCCCGCAACGTGTCACCTCACGACGGGTGCCCATATCAGAAATGAGAAAGCCGACCATAACGAACAAAGCTCTGTGGGTATCAGAAGACTTATGCTGGCTTTACAAGGAGTACAAACTACTATGGTATATTATATATATTGTAGTTGATAAAAAATAAGGTTCGGCTCGCTTGGCTATCCCATTTATTCTTATGGGTATAGAGGTGTTGTATATGTAAATGAAGAAAAACGTTAAACATTAGTTCTATGGCAAGAATAACAAGAAACAAAGCTGCCGAGATACTGGGAGTATCAAGACAGACTATCAGCAATTACATCAAGGAAGGAATCCTTGGAAGCTACGTAGGCGAACACGGCATCCTGTATGTCAACAGCGAGGATATCGAGAAATATGCTCAGAAATACAAGATGATTGCAGCAAACGAGAAGATGATTGACGAGAAGCTCAAGGAAGTCGAGTATCGCAAGCGCGCAATCAACGTAGAACTCACTGAACTGAGAGACAGAGCTACCGCAAACGGCAAGCTGGCTGCAAACGCTGTAGGCATGCTGTTCGGTGTAATCAATACAATGTCGCATCTTGGTGTATTACCGAATCTTACCTATCGTGAGTCCAGTCTTCTTAAGGACGTCATTAACGGAATGACCTATGACGAACTGTCAATCAAGTACGGCGTGTCTGCAACTAGAATCAGGCAGATTATAGACAAGACTTGCAACAAACTTACCTACAACGAGGATATTGTCATTGCTGAGCTCTCCACGAACAGAGCCTTGCAGTATGAAGTTGAGCGCCTGAAGAAGGTAATCAAGTCTCTACAGGTAAGCTTCGACGAATACCGGCGTGCGAAAGGAGACAAGCCTGTCAGTAGCGCAGTACTTCCTCCGCTGATCCTTTCCAGGGATATAAATGACTGCGGATTCTCTGTCCGCATCCTGAATGCACTCAAAACACTCGACGTATATACAGTAGGTGACCTGGTTCGTAATCTCCGCGGAAGGTCAGAGCTTATGAAGCTCAGGAATCTCGGCAATAAGAGCGTCTATTCCATCCTTGACTTCGTTGAGGAAAACAATCTTGACTTCAAGGAGAACGGAGAGTCTGAGGAAGACTTCTACATCAGGCTCAATAACAAGTTGTCAAACCAAAAAGATTAAGTATAATTTTTTTTTAAATTTTAAACATTATGAGTGTAAAAAACATTATTTTGGCATCAGTACTCGCAATAGTAGTACTCGCCGCAGGTTCAGTTATAGGTTGTTATTTCCATTACAACAACCAGGAAATCTCACTTCGCCAGCAGTCAGAGGCTCAGCGTGGCAAGATTGAGGGTGTCCACGACAAGATGTGGAAGGTTCTTCAGCAGAAGGCACAGGTTACGGATGAGTACAAGTCCGCATTCGAGTCCATCTATCCGAAACTTATCGAGGGCAGATACTCAAAGGGAGACGGCTCTCTTATGAAGTGGATCAAGGAAAGTAATCCTAACTTCGACGTTTCGCTATACAAGGACCTCATGCAGTCCATAGAGATTCAGCGCTCCGAGTTTCAGACATCACAGGAGAGAATGCTCGATATCATCCGTGAGCACGAGACGCTCGTGAAGACATATCCGGCGAAGTGGTTCATCTCCGATACAAAACCTATCGAATACAAGGTTATCTCCTCATCCAAGACAAAGATGATCATGCAGCTTGGAGAGGATAACGACGTAGACCTGTTCAAGAAGTAACGTCTTATGGAAATATTCATATTCCTAATCCCATTCGTGGTTGCTGCTTTCCTGTTGATTTTCTTCAGGAAGCAGACCACCTGGTGGGAATACGCAGTACTCATTGTTCCTTCCATCCTCATAGGCATCCTCATGGAGTTCGTGTTCAAGCAGTCCAATGCTGCTGACACGGAGTATCTCGGAAGCTACGTGACAAGAATCCGTCATTACGATGCCTGGAATGAGTACATACACCGCACGTGTACAAGGACAGTTGGAAGCGGAAAGCATCAACGTACGGAAACGTATGATTGTTCGTACGTAGACTATCACCCTGAACGTTGGACTTATTTTGATGCTAGGAACAAGGAAGAATACTTCATGACCGACAACGAGTTTAATGTAGTCAGAAAGATTCTCGGAACCAAAAGCGTGTTCATTGATATGCACAGGGATTACTACACTAAGGATGGTGATGCTCAGGAATGGTCGTGGGATGGTTCCATTGAAAACTCGTACACATTATCTTCCGAGCACGATTATAAGAATAAAGTGAAAGCCTCACGTTCTATTTTCAAGTTTGAGGATATTGATTATCAGCAGGCACGCAAGCTTGGACTGTTCGAGTATCCGGATATCGTTCTTTACGACCAGAATCCTGTTCTCGGACTGAAGATTCCGAAGAACCAGGAGAAGGCGATGAGATGGCTGAACGGATACTATGGCGAGCGGAAGCAGTTTAGGGTGTTCGTCCTGTTTTTTACGAACAAGCCGGAAGAAATCGTTGAAAAGCAGCGCTCATACTGGCAGGGCGGCAACAAGAATGAGCTTGTCGTGTGCGTCGGTATTGACAAAAACAAGAATGTCAAGTGGTGCAACGCATTTTCATGGTGTGATAGCCCGGTCGTAGGCGTTAAGAGTAGAGACTGGTTTATGAGCAATCCGGTAAATCTCGAAAAGTATGCCGAGTACATAGGTCCGATTGTAGAAAAGGAATGGCATAGAAAAAACTTCGAGGATTTTGATTATCTTACCATCGAGCTTACCGACGGGCAGTACTGGGCTATCATTGTTCTCCTGCTGATATTCAACATCGGAATGAGCTTCTGGATTGTAACCAATAATTATAAAAACGATTTGTAGCGTGTCAACAACCCACAGGTTAAAGACCTGTGGGCTTGAAAAAGCCCAAGTTGATTAGCCTAAGCACTTCGGGTGCTACGTTAGGAGAGAATATATAGGCACCAACGGATGTTTGTTCAAGTCTGTTGCTCTGCGGTCAGTGATTAAACAGTTCTGTGAGGTAGGAACAGTGTTGCTGACAAAAAAACTTTCCATAACATTGGCGATGAGCATTTAACGGAGAAATCCGACTTACAGTAAAATTAAAAAAAAGTAAAAAACGAATGGTTTATGTAATAGGCAAAGAAGGACAGGCACTTATGCCGACTGAAAGATTTGGCAAGGTGAGAAGATTATTGAAAAATGGTCTTGCTCACGTTGTATGCCGTATCCCATTCACAATTCAATTGGATTATGAGACAACTTATTTCGTTCAGCCCATAAGTTTGGGTGTAGATGCTGGTAGTAAACATATCGGCATTTCGGCAACAACAAGTGAGAAGGAATTGTATGCAGCAGATGTAGAACTGAGAAATGACATTGTGGAGAAACTATCTACTCGTAGAGAACAAAGAAGAACGCGTAGAAATAGATTACGTTATCGTAAGGTTCGTTTTAACAACAGAGTATCTTCAAAACGCAAAGGTTGGTTAGCACCATCTGTTGAAAACAAGATTCAAACTCACTTAACTGTTGTAGAAAAAATTCATAAGTTCCTACCAATAACTAATATCGTAGTTGAGACTGCTTCATTTAACATACAAAAGATTAAGAATCCAAGTATATCAAGCGAAGAATATCAGAAGGGCGAACAGCTTGGCTTTTGGAACGTCCGCGAGTATGTTTTGTTTAGGGATAATCATACTTGCCAACATTGCAAGGGTAAGAGTAAAGATCATATCTTGAATGTACATCACATTGAAAGTAGAAAAATCGGAGGAAACTCTCCAAGCAATCTAATCACGCTATGTGAATCTTGCCATAAGGCATATCACAATGGTAAGATAGATATAAAGGTAAAACGTGGTGCATCATTCAGGGATGCAGCATTTATGGGGATTACTCGTTGGACTACATACGAGAGGCTAAAGAATATCTATCCTAATGTAAATATGACTTTTGGATATATCACAAAGAACAATCGTATCACTAATGGTCTACCAAAAGACCATTATGTTGATGCAAGATGTATAAGTGGTAATTCTAAAGCAAAACCGCTTGGGTATTATTTCTACCAAAAGAAAGTACGTTGTCAGAATAGACAAATACACAAGGTTAATTTCTTGAAAGGTGGTAGGAAGAAGCTCAATCAAGCACCATTCTTGGTAAAAGGGTATAGGTTGTTTGACTTGGTTGAATACCAAAATGATTTGTATTACATATTTGGGAGAAGAGATAGCGGATTCTTTGATATTAGAAAATTGGACGGAACAAAAGTAAACAAAGGTTCTATCAGTTGTAAATACATACGATTGGTAGACATCAGAAGAAGTGTATTAACAGAAAGAAGGAAAAGTTGCTCAATTCCTCCCACAAACTAAAGATTTGTGGGTTTCCTTGAGCTAATTTTATGAAAGAAAGATTAAAAATGATTTTCGACCGCATTGACATCTTTGTTGTGTGCATCATCCTCGGGAGCTGCCTCTGTATTGCGGAGGCCTTTCTTGGAATCTGGAACGTGTTTGCTGACAGTTTTGCCATTACCCTTCTTGCTACCGGAATCTGCTACACTCTCCGCTGCAACGAGAAGCTTGAAATAGAGCTGATAGAGACAAAGGAAAAGCTGAAGAAGGCTGAGAAAGAGTCTGATACTGCAATCCATCAGATTGTCGAGAAGAGTAGGACTATCCGCTTCTACGTCTTACTGGGAATATTGTGGAGGAAAAGATGGTCATGCGAACACGCAAAGGTCAATTACTGCAAGCACAGGATAACATTGAGACAACTTATCGATGTGATGAATCATTCCGATAAGATGTGTGATAAGATTTCAAATAAAATTTCTGAGCTTACCAAGGATTTGAACGAACTCGATAAATAGATACTTGCCATAAAACAACTTTCCCCACGTCATTTGCCGATGGCGTGGGGATTTTATTTGTTAACCGTTCAGATAGTCTATGACTTTTCGGTTCGCCTCGTCTATCTTCTTATTGTCGAACTGAATATAAAGGTCAGTGGTTGAGGAATCCCACTCGCTATGACCTAGAGCCTTGCCGATAACTTCCTTCGGAATGTCGATGCTAGCAGCTATGGTAGCCCAGCTTCTTCTGGCGGTGTACCATACTATATCCTTATGAAGCGGCTTGATTTCCTTCTTGATTAAGGCGCCTCGCTTGTTTTTCTTCATTTCTGTTGGTCCGATTCTCTTCAGGTAATCTCCTAGCGTTCTTCGGAAGCTTGATTCCTTCGTTCCGTCATCCAGGATACACAGAAGATGCTTCTTTCCCTTATACTTCTTGATGATTTCCATCGCTTCCGGCTCAACCTTGATGTCGTAGAGTCTGCCGGTCTTGTTGCGCTTGTATTGAATGCGCCCTTTCTTGATGCAGTCGGCAGGAAGTTCGAGCAGGTCGGACAGGTTGATGCCTACAAGGTAGAAGCCGAGCATGAACAAGTCACGGTACTTCTCCATGAAAGGTTCAACCGGAAAGTCGCGATACTCCCTCATCTCCTCTGCGCTCAGATACAGGTACTGCTGTCGCTCGGCCTTGATGGAGAACTTACGGAAAGGATATTTGGTGGTAATCTCGTTATCTATGGCCCAGTTGAACACCGTACGTATGTTTCTGAGGTCGATGGCTATTCCACCGCTCATGCGGCCCTTCAGGAGCTCATGTGCCTGGAATCTTTCAAGCCAGTCCCTGTCGATGTTGTCGAAGTCTGCGTGCTCATCGAAGGATTCAATCCTCTTCCTCGTTCTGAGGAATATCTCCTTGGTGCTGTCCTTAGCCTTGGTCTTGATGAACTCATCGATGTAGTAGAGGATATTCTTCTCTACCGATGCAGCCCTTCCGTTGATGATGGCTTTGATTTCGTCCTTCATCCTTGCTGCCGGAAGATCAACATTCATATAGACATATTCTTCCACGGACGCAAATAGCCTTGCTAGCATGGCCGTCTTGGCTCTTGCGTTCGGAACACTCTTCGGGAATACCATCCCGCTGAACTTGACGGTACTCGTGATGCCGGTATAGACCTGGAATCTCTTTCCCTGATAACTGATGATGAAGAAAACCTTTAGGGACTTTCCTTCAACGTACGTCTTGATGCTATTCATACTTACTCACAGATTTTACTCACGATTTTTACTCACAACTCAATTTTACTCACATATTACTCACAAAACTACTCACATTGGCGTACATTATGCACGATTTTGTACCTATTTTGTGGGTGAGAATGATGATTTTTGATTATGTTTTTATAGTGAAAAACGATGTAAGTGGCTGATTATCAATACTTGAGCGAGATACGGGAGTCGAACCCGCCTCACAGGCTTGGGAAGCCCGTGCACTACCGATGTGCTAATCTCGCGAAGGAAAATACTAACTCCTTTCACAAGAAAGAGCCACGAGCGGGACTCGAACCCGCGACCCACGCATTACGAATGCGTTGCTCTACCAACTGAGCCATCATGGCTTTTTGCCCGAAAGCAGATGCAAAGGTAATGAATATTTTTTGAAATAAGAAATTATTGCC